CTAATTGGGGCAGATACAAGGGCGGTTCTGCTATTTATGCTGCCGTTTCTAATTGGGCGTATAACAACGGCAAGGTATTTACTGGTGATCGGCAAGGTATCAGCCCTGATGGAATGATGCGCCGCCTAGAAAATATGATTTCAACCACGCTTAAATTTGGAACAACTGACCATATTCAACCACATCCTAATATGTTGGGCGAGCTTGAGTTTAAATGGAAAGAGGGCGACACCGAATACAACCTTGACCAGATGCTTAATGCGTCATACAACGCCATTAAGAACGGTGTTTTTGTCACTGAAAACGAAGGTACTGACTTTGAGGTCACTTATAAATCTAATAATGCAATAGGCGTTGCAAAAATTGATGATTTATTCTACGATACTAACGATGGAACATTCAAAAATAGAGCCGATGGCACAGAGTTTACAGATGCAGAATTTGCAAAACTTGCCAAGACCTACGGAGCGCGTAATGTTGACGCTGGCAGCGCAACGCTTAAAAGAGCGGTTATCACATCTACCAGCTTACGAGCAACAGCACAGGGAGAGCGGGGACGCTTTTTGGGCGGCATTATCCGCCTCGCGCGGCGGGATAACGGGTTAAACCAAGCCACGGCTATTGCTTATAGCCGAACCCTGCCCGACACCATCACCATTGACAGTAAAAAACGCCCCACCCTAAACAGCAACGGCAAGCCTATTCAAAATGCGGTAAATAATGCTAATCTTTCAAACATGAGATTAAACATTACAGACAATGGGAAATATCTAAAAAGCGTTCCTATCCATGCCATTGAAAGCAGTGGAGATAAGTCGATTTATATTGACGATAACGGCAATGTTCAGCTTTTAACGCAATTAAAGTTTAAATCAATATCTGATTTGCAGAGAGAAGCCGAACTGTTATTGCAAGAATACTTTAGCCCTTTAAAAGAAAACCAATTTGTTAGAGTATCTACATCAAAAGATGATTATGAGCATTTAATTAATGGCACACACCGTGGCTCGAAGAATTGGGCTACAGGTATGAGCGAGGGTGGATTGAGTGTTGCAAAAATACCTCAACCCGTAGATGGTGGAGAATATGCCTATATTGTAGAAGGGGAAAAAGTTGGCAACGGTTCAGACGGAGAGCCTTTACTTGACTTGAATACAGTAAAACCAATTACAAAACCGATTGAAATAAACAATTTTAAAGAAGATTATCAAAAGGCTTTGATTGAAAACTTAAAAAGTTTAGGCATTGATGAAGGTGATTATCGAGTGTTGGTTACAGGTGGAAAAGTAACAAAAGAAGAAATACCATCCGCTATCGGCAACACTGGCTCATTCGATTCTAACAATGACAGTATATTATTTAGTCGTAAATCCATCGTTGGCAATTCAGGTAGACAATACAGCCAGAGCAAAAGGCAGCACTAGAGCGCACTGGCTCAGTGTTGTCTAAAAACACTGTAAAAGAGACACTTCAAGAAATCTGGCAAGACGCAGGTAAAAAAGCGGCCCAAGGTATTTTTGATCAGTTTGCACCAGTGAAAGACATCGACTCTCATGCATACACATTGCTTCGATTGTCAAAAGGTGCAACAGGCGCGTTTGAAGCCTTCATGCATTATGGCAAGCTTAAAATAAGCAATGATGTTACTGATGCAGACAATACAGGCGGCGTGCTTGATAAAGTGTTTTACCCGCTGGGCAAGGAGTCTACCGACTTTTTACGCTGGATCGCTGGCAACCGTGCCGAGCGCCTAGCCCGTGAAGGTAAAGAGAATCTATTTACTAAGGATGACATCACTGCATTCAAGTCACTAACCGATGGCCAAACAGACTTTGACTACACGCTGGCTAATGGTAATGTCACACGCGAACGGCCACTCATTTACCTAGACTCACTTGCTAAATTTAATGGCTTTAGCCGTAACGTGCTGGACATCGCTGAACAGTCTGGCCTGATTGATCCTGCAAGCCGTAAACACTGGGAGCATGATTTTTATGTGCCATTCTACCGTATGGCCGAAGACCAAGAAGGCGGCGTGCGTGGCCTAAACATCAAGGGTGGTGTAATTCGCCAAGAGGCATTCAAAAAGCTAAAAGGCGGTGATCAAAAGCTTAATGATCTGCTTTCAAATACCTTAATGAATTGGGCTCACTTGATTGATGCATCAGCAAAGAATCGCGCAGCATTGGCCACGCTCAAGACAGCCGAGCAACTAGGCTTGGCACACAAGGCCGTTATGGGTGATAAAAAAACCGTTTGGGCCATGGAAGGCGGCAACAAGGTTGAATACAAGGTAGATGATCCGTACATACTCACGGCAATTTCAAGCCTTGAATATGCCGGTATGCGTAATGGTGCAATGGGCATACTATCCATGAGTAAGAATCTTTTAACTGTGGGTGTTACTGCATCACCATTCTTTAAAGTGCGCAACTTGATCCGAGATTCAGTCCAGGCTATTGCTACTGCAGAGTTAAGTTACAACCCAGTTAAAAACATTAAAGAGGGCATTGCACTCACCAATAAAAAGAACCCAGTGCAAGAGTACATATCTGCACTAGCTGGCGGTGGCCTGATCAGGTTCGGTACCATGCTGGAAGGCAATGACGCATCACGGGTAAGACAGCTTATCAAGCAGGGTGCCAGTGATGAATCAATCCTTAATGATGAAAGCAAAGTTCGTAAAATGTACGACAAATACATTGATCCTTCTATCGCTGCCTACAATGAGCTTGGCAACCGTGGAGAAGAAATCAACCGCATGGCGCTCTATCATCAGCTTAAAGCTAAGGGCATGGATCACGCGACTGCATCATTGATGGCCCGTGACCTGATGGACTTCTCTATGCATGGTGCATGGACTTCTGTTCGATTCTTAACCCAAGTGGTTCCATTCATGAATGCACGCTTACAAGGTCTGTATAAGCTTGGAAAATCAGCCAATGAAGACAAGGCACGCTTTGCAATCGTACTTGGTGCCGTTACCGTGGCATCACTGGCCCTACTTGCTGCCTATGGTGATGACGATGACTGGAAAAAGCGCGAAGACTGGGATCGTGACAACTACTGGTGGTTTAAAATTGGTGGTACTGCTTTCCGTATTCCTAAGCCGTTTGAAATCGGTGCTATTGCAACCATTGCTGAGCGCGGTGCTGAGCTGGTCTTTGATAAAGAAATGACTGGTGATCGCTTCAAAAAGGTCATAGCAAACCTTGTCATGAACCAATTGTCTATGAACCCAACACCGCAGCTGGTGAAACCTATTATTGATATTTATGCCAATAAAGATTCATTCACGGGCCGCCCGATTGAGGGCATGGGCATGGAGCGCTTAGACCCTGATTATCGCTTTAACCAGGATACTAGCCTAATTGCACGCGGCGTTAGCACTGCAGGCAATGCGGTGACTGGCAATGCTTTCCTATCACCGATACAAATTGATCACTTGGTACAGTCCTATTTTGGCTGGATCGGATCGTTTGTCGTGTCTGGTTCTGATATATTGGTACGTTCAACAATGAATGAGCCCACAAAGCCAGCGCTTGACCTATACAAAGCAGCTACAGGCGGAATGGTGGCCAAGCTGCCGAGTGATCAAAGCCGCTACGTTACTCAAATGTATGACCAGGCTGCCGAGCTCGAAAAGGCATACAGCACATGGAAGCATTTACAGAAGCAGGGCAAGGGTGCCGAAGCCGAGTCTTACCGTCAAAGCCATGATAGTGAGCTCAAGGTGTATCGGAATGTTGAAACTGTGAAAAAACTCACTAAGCGGATTAACGACAATATCAAGAAAATTGAATTAGCGGATATGTCGGCCAGTGAGAAGCAGGCAAAGATTAGCAATCTACGCCAGCAGCAGGATCAGATTGCCAGACGTTTAACCCCTCAATAGCCAGCTGCACCAATGGAGCCTGATACGGTAATAGCACCATACCGTATCAGCTCTATAATTGCGCCAGTTGCGCCAGCAACTACAGAAATCGCTATAATCCATCCACCGATATATTCAAGATCAATCTTAAATCTTTTTCTCATGGTTTCATCATATCTGAAATGTGATGAGAGTGCAGGGGAGAGAATAGGGATAGCACAAAACCCTTGTGCTAGATTTGTGCTAAATTTGCGCTAATTATATGTCATACCATGTTGCATGATGTAACGTAAGCTTTTGAAATGTCACACTATGTTATATCATGATTTATGGCTTGAGTGAGTTCGAATCTCACCTCTTCCGCCAAGTTTCTTAAACAAATTCAACAAGTTACAAATTATCAATTTTAACTTGTGCTGAGTTTGTGCTAAATAGTGCAGAATTTACCTTGTCAACCTCTTTTGACTTATCTGCTAAATCTATCCAACGTGAATAAACTTCAAGCAACATTTTCATATTCACGTGGCCCATCTGTTTTGATACCCACATAGGATTTGCCCCAGCCATTAACATCATCGTTGCAAATGTATGGCGGCATTGATATGGCACACGCTCCCTTAATTTCAATGCAGTAAGAGTCGGAAGCCAATACAATTTGCTTTGTGCGCGCTGATCATTCCATGGCAAGTCTGTTACTGGGTTATTGAATACATACTTACCTTTCATCTTAGTGTGTTTCATTTGCCTAAGTATGGCAGCTTTGGCACGTTCATTGAGTGACACCTGGCGAATAGTATAGGTCTTAGTTGCTTTCACTCTGCCCTCAACGCGAGCGCGGCGCACAGTAATGTTGGTTTCTTCTACATCACCCCATTGCAGTTCGATCAATTCAGACGTTCTCAGTCCGGTAAAGAAAGCAAATTCAAAATAATTTACAACTTGCTCATGGTAGTTTTTACGCATGCGGTCAAGGATTAGATTAGCTTCATCTAATGTAAACGGATCAGGCTCTGGTTTTTGAGCCTTCATGTTTTTTATACGATCTGCTGGATTGGTATTAATTGTTCCGTCATAAAATGCAACTTCAAGCACGCTACGCATTGGAATAAGAATATTATTTTTTGTTTTAGCTGATGCATCGATCTTAGCCAAGTGACTTGTAATATCACTAAGTACAATTGAATTGATACGCTTTTCACCAAATACAGGCAACCAGTGATGATTTAGATGCTTTTTATAAGTGATGTAACTAGACCAAGCAAGTTCTGACTTTTTAACGGCCAGCCAATCTTCGGCTAAATCTTTAAAGAGTGGTGCTTTCCGCTTTTCTATTCCCGCACGCTTAGAGTTTGGGAAATACTCAGCATAGTCAAAATTACCTAATTCAATTTTTCTGAGTATTTCTGCACGTAACCTAAAGGCGTACTGTAGATTAGCTTTTGTCGGTTCAAGCTTAATTGTTTCACGGCAATTAATGCCTTTCCACATAAACTGAATTGTTATGCTGCCTTCGCTTCTTGATGTAATTCCAGTCGTTTGCCTTCCACCCATGCGTTGTATGCCTCCACGTTAATTTGAATTCTGCCATCTGGTGAGTGACGATAGTGTACGCCCTCAATGAAAATCCCGCGCCTTATTTTTTGGCGCAGCGCATCTTCACTATACCCAGTATCAGCTGCATGTTTTTTTACTGTTACCCATTTCATTCTATTTACTCCGTATTTATATTTTGTCGTTTCCGCAATGTATTTTGTCTAATACTTGGCTGCCATCAAACCCCCTTTTTAATAAATCCTCATAAATCCAAAGTGTCATACTTGAAATATCTCGAAGTACATCTAATTTAACTATTCTGTCACTTTTATTAAATTCATCAGCAATAGTAATTTTTGTATCATCTGCCATTTCATCCCAACTTACAGTTAAAACGCGCATCACTCGCTCACTTTCTATTGGGTTAATTCGGTTCTGATCTCGTTTAATAGTGAAAATGCTGGCTGATCGTCACCACTTGCAATAGCGCTAGCACACCCATCAACCTTAGATAGTATTTCGCCATATAATGTACCTAGCAACACTCGCTCTGAATGCTTTCTAGCAATTGCATATTGGGCAGAGTTAGCATAAAACTCAGACCATACTGTTAAACTTAATGTGTACCTTCTGCTAGTACCAAAAGACTTTCCATCACCAGGGGTGGCCATAGAGCTTTCATTTAATTCTAGGGCATAAAGTCTATTGCGTAATGGTCTTTGCTCATGCCACTTAAATTCCTTCAATTTGTCTAATATGCTCATACACTCTCACTTTCAAACTTAATAGGTAGTGGAAGCTGCACAACATCAATTTTTAAAATTATTTTGTTATCTCCGTAAAAACTATAAGACTCTGCATGTGCTATTACTTGATTTGCATATTCAGTTACGACTCTCTCAATTTCAACTTCAAATAACTTTTTTACTTCTGTTCTAATCGCTTTTGTAATTTCTACCTTCAGGCGATCAGCTATTATTTTTCCAATGTGATCAGGTGTAATTTTGATAGTTGACATTATTTCTCTCCATAAATCTTAAAAGTGTGATGACTGCTTACTTTCTAGCGTTCCGTGCGGTCTAGCCCCACAAGCTACTTGCTAGTTTTATTGTTAGCTCCCATTCACAGTCATCACACTTTTAACCCCTCTTGCGAAGGGCCAAAGTTAAAAATACCCAAGCACGCTGCCAAGTGGTGCTATAACAGTGCCGATCACCCTTGCTACTAGCGTTCCAGTCATTTCATGAGCATGAAATATTGCAATGATGTTTAGCACCCAGCCAACGATTAGCAAAATAAGAAATGTCCAGAATAACCCGATAAACCACCAGCCTAAATATTCATCTTTTGCCTTCATATCATGCCCCTATTGATGCTGATGTTTGGCCAACTTGATTTTGCAAGCGATCACGCAGCAAGTAACCTTCAAGCGCCCAAATCTTATCCCAAGCATTTTTTGATGCTATTTCACGGCCAAGCTCTGCATCAAAGTTTTCATGGCTTACACATGCACTTTCACCTACAACTTGCATTCCATTGCGCAGCTGCAATGCGCAAACTGTGAGTGTTGTACCTTCTGGCTGCCAATAGCGTGCTGTATGCACTACCGAATCAATATCGGAAGGTGTTAAACGCGGCGCAGTTAAGCCCTTGTCTTGAATTTTTTGCTCAATTTCCTGATCATTCATTTTTAAAGTTCCTTGTTAAATAGCCTGGTTAAACTACGATGCACCAATCATCACTTAGTAAGTCAGTCTGAGAAGCCAGCCAGCCCATAAGTATTTTGTTGTCTGCCGTTTTCATCGTGATGCATGGCAATACGGTTGCTGTGCCGCCGTTACCTTCTGCAAACTTTTCATTGTGTGGCGACCAGAATTGATCTGCATAGACTTCACGGGTACCATTGCATGAGAGTGATAGCCACATATCTTTACCATTCCAGCCAGCCCGTGCGATCTTGCTGCCCATTTTCAACGCCTCTAATGCTTGGCCAAATGTAAGGGCCGTTAATGGTCTATATGCCTTGTTAAATGACTCTACTGGCGACCATGAAACATAACCCGAATACGCCTCTGTGTTCGGCTTGCCGCCATCAACGTACTCAACTAAATAGCCGCGATCACTTCCGTCTTCATCTGCTGGTAATATCCAGTTACGGAAATTGTTATATTCCAAGCGTGTCATTGGCATTGCATTTACTACCTTTGTGCCGATATACATAAGCATTTGCATGCGATACTCCTATTGAAAGTTGCCTAAAACTGCCTGAAACTGCCTAAATAAAGACATGATTTATATGGGTTTTTAATTTCAGGCAATTTCAGGTAACTATTTCGCCTAATTTGTTGCCTAAAATTACTGCCCAGCTTCACCGAAAATAATTGGTAAGCCTGTATCGCTTTTAATCTTGCTGATTAACGCGTTACTTGCGGTTTCAAGCACTAAGTCAGGACGTTGTAATTCATACCAGAATTTAATATTTCTATTGTTGCGATCAATTCTGTAGCGTAAAAATGCTTTAACAGCATATGTATCACCGCCAAAAAATGGACGTAGACCTAAACCAAACTCTTTGAATAGCTCTAGGTTTCCCTTGGTATGGCTGTCACCTTCTTCGGTGTATTGCAATTGAACTGCCCCGTTTTGAAGATTTACACCGCTGCCGAATGTTACTGTGCGAGTTTCTTCAAGCTTAGAAACAAAAGTGAGAACATCGGAACCTGTTGGCAGCTTGTTATCACCACCATTATTAATGTCACCAATATTGTCTTGAAAGAAAAATGCGACCTCTTCCTGTGTCATTGGTGTTTTATTTTTATCTCTCCAGCGAATCCACTCTTCACTAATACGAGGTGTAAATACAGCGCGGTGATCGCGCCATCCAGCTTGTGAATCATCTGAATGATCATTAAAAATTGCCGTAGCTAATATGCGTTGTTTGGCATAATTAACATCAAGGTAAATATTGCTATTAGTCAATGAGCCTTGTTTTTTGACAAACTCAATGAAGCTATCAACTTCATGAATATTGATTGAGCCTTTTTTGCGTAATGGTGCAGAAAGTAAATCTTCTTTAAATGTTGCAGTCCAATTACCGTGCCCAGTTGGCACATAAACTACTGGAACACCATTTATTTCATCGCTAAATGGTGTATGCACTAATTCAGCCACCGCTTGTGCTTCTGTAATTTCACTCATGTTTTTTCCGATCTGATTAGTTAATGGTTAAAGTTGGCCGATTAGATAGCGTGTTTTAACTCTGTGTCTGGAATTGCTACTGCCTTGAGGTCAAATGTTGCTTGGCGCGGATCGTTGGCCACTAAGTTATTATCCTTATTCACAAACATGATTGTTTCGCCTGCGGGTAATGCAGGTAATTTCATGGTGATCTTGTCTGCTACTTTCACAGCGCCTTGACCTTTACTAGCTGGTGCTACTGCAATTTCAATGACAAGCTTTCCAGCTTTACCAGTTTCCTCGACTGATGCAACTAAGCTTTGCATTGCATCTGTAGCCTCATCCAAGAATGCACCACGGCGAATTTCACGGGCGACATCAAAGAAAGGGCGTGCGTTATGGCTTGGTACGTTATTCATTTTGCTACTCCTGTTTGTTGGTTAAAATTTGTCACTGCTATTTGCTACCAGTCTGCTGGCTCACGTACTGGCTCACGCTTGCGCTTAGCACCTTCTTGCCTAGCGCGCCTGCCTGATCCTTTAGGCCGTTTCTGCTTTTCCATGGTGTTTATCCTCATAGTCATGCAGGGTATGCTTAAACTTATTGCGAACATTTCCCGCGAAAAACTTGCCTGCTGATCCGTTATCGCTAAAACCGTCATAAACTGTTTTTGGCACTCCTGCATAGTGGTAGACCTTTCCGCCGCTATTGAACTTCACAGCCATGGTGTTAGTTGCTGCGTCATACCCAACCTGTGAGATTTGGCTACTTTTAATTGGATGAAGTGTAATTTTCATGATCAGGCTGCCATTTCTTCTTTAGCTGTAAACTTCACAAACTCAACTAAAACTGCGCGGTACTCGTTATATTTTGAATCGCTTAATCCGCGTGACTTTAAGAATCGTGCAATGTCATCTTGGTTATCGATAACGGCTGCTTGTTTTATATAAGTTGAAACAGGCTTAACCTCTGTAACGCTTGCAGCTGCTGGCTCCTGTATAACTTCTTTAACCGACTCTTGTGCTGCTACTTCCTGCGCTGCTGAAATTGCCTTTTTCGCTGCTTCTGATGCAATGTCTGCATCGCGCTTTTTCTGCTCTTCTATGCGAGCATTTACAAGCAATTGGAAATCATCAGTAGGCTTATAAATCACAGATTGCAAATCAGGGAATAGGGGATGCTTAATATCGCCTATCGTAGACTCAAACCAATTCATTTTGCCTTTTACATCATTGGTAATGCTTCTTATCTCTACTGATGTTGCAGCAACCATGTCATTAACAGCACTTTCCATGCTTGGATAGTTACGTTTGTTTTTAATTGCTAATGAAAAATTGGGTTCTTTATAGATTAGGTTAATTGGTGCGATGACTGCTTTTAACTCAGCTAAAAGCTCAGTAATTTTTGATTTACCAGCAAGAATCATGGTTTGTTTCTTCTTGGCATCTTCGCGCTCAACGTCTTTTTCAAGCTGAAGCGCAGTCAAGCGCATATCTTCACACCAAGCATCAATTAATAGAGAGGCTTCACCGACAGTCACGGTTTGCGCAAGCATGGCTTCTTTGGCTAGCTGGGCTGATTTGATACCATCACGTAATTTCTTTGCGGCTTCTTTTGCATTTACAAAGTCTTGATCATCCTGCAGGACAATTGCACGGACTTCTTCAAGGCGCTTTGCCAGCGCTATGCCGTAGGCTTCCATGTTGCTATTAGTGATTTCACCGTGGGCGTGAATGAAAAGGGCAGGCAAATCAATTGATACCTCAGCCTTTGGCATTTCTTTAACTTCTGGTGGCGTATAGTTGGCAAGTTCAAAATCAAGCTGCACCCAGCCGTTAACGATGTCTTGGCGTAGGTTTGAGTCAGGGTAGTACCAGCAATGACGCTCTTCTAACAATTCGTCTTTCTCATCCCACTTTGAGGCCATGAATAATATTCTTGTGCCTTCTGAAACCATTAACTGCTGTTCCATTTGAATGCGATGGTAGATAGGCAAATCGGCACCAGTGAAATCGCCAACCATGATTGATCGAAGTTCATCATTTAAGCTTTTATGCTCAAACCCTTCATCTTCCATCATGGTTAGGCCGTCAAAACTGGCAGAATAATCGCCAGACACACCAGTGACAGGGTAGAGCGCTAAACCGACTATTTCGGCAGCAATCGGCCTTGCCAAGTCTTCATAACGATGACCATCATCAAATCGCTTTTGTACGGACGGGCTAACCGTTTTAGTGATGCCAGTTGCTTTACGATAAAGCAATTCATCGCGTGTTTCGTAAGGTGATACCCCCATCATAGAAGGCGCATCAGATGCATTTTTAATGTGGGTTTGGCTTCTGTGAGCCAACCAATCCTGACTTCCTTGAACCAAGTGTAAGGTTTGCATGATTATTCCTGTGGTAGCCAAGAAGCAATTTCAAGCTTCTGTTCAGTTGATAAAATTTCTATGGTTTCGATTGTTGCAATTAACTCATTTGGAGTTTTTTTCTTCGACTCGATCACCTTCATCCAGCCGACTTTTTGCTTGTCGAAGCTCTCTGCGGTGCAGTTTGGAAGTTCAGCTTTTTTCTTTCCTATGGTGGACGAACCTTGCTCAGCTTTGTTATCCATTACAGATTGCCAAGTTGCTTCGCCATCTTTAACAGCGCCATATATTCCACGTAGCTCAACAATCTGTGCTGGTGAACATTTGGCTAGGTCATGACCTAAATATGAAACCAAGTCTGTTGCTGAAACGCCAATAGCTGAAAAAGCATCAACAATCTTGCGGCGCTCTGCATCAGGGTCTTTTGCTGCATCGTCTAAGCGAATGCGCTTAATGATTTCTTCGGCTTCATCACACAAGTCACCTGGTATGATTCGTAGCCCAATAGTACGAATAGCTTTAGAAATAAGAGCGCCACGCTTATTAAGTAGATCGTCATCTGTGCCTAGCACGGTGAATGTTTCTTTACCGTAGCTGTTTTTACGCACGCTTATGTAAGAGCCATCACTATTTGGCTTGCTGCGCTCTACTGTTTTAGATACACGTACATCAAGTGGATAAGTAATATTGGCTTCAAGATCAGTGACCGATACGCGGTGAACTTCTTTTTCGGTATCTTCAAAAATCATGGTTGTTTCAACTAATACGTTTTTCATGCAACGTAAAGCAACCTCTACAAAGCGAATGCCCAAGCCTTCAACGCCTTTACCAATTGGCTTAACATAGTAAGCAGATTGATTGTTGGCAAAAGTAGGGCGGCGGCACTCTTTTAATAGCTCTTGACGCACACCATCCCAATTGCGCGGATTGCGCATCGCCATGATGTAACGACTTTCAACCATTGCTTTTGATTGCGCAGCTATTGCCGTTGATGCAGTTTCAGTGACCGCATTTGTCTGACTACTACCGCTAAAGTCCTGTGATGTCTGTAATGCTGTATTCATATCAAACCTTTCTAAACCACGTTGTAATTACTGCACAGTAAAAATCTTTTCGCATTTCTTGGCGCAATCTTTGTTTCATTTCTTCGGCTGTTTCGCGCTCTACCATTTGCTTTATGCCAGCGATCCATTTATCGTAAATTGCCACTTCGTAATCTGTTGTCTGATGTGTTGCCACTTCTTGAAGGTTCATACAATTTCCTTTCATGATTTAAGTGATAGAGACTTTTCTTCATGCGCCCGACTGCGGCCAAAAACTTTAATTTCAATTTGTTCAAGAATTTTGTTTTGCTTAAATGAGCCAACGCTTAAATTCTTCATTGATTCCATTACCTTCAACTCAAACGATGTAATGTTGTATTGAGACTTAACACCGCGTATCTCTTCCTGAATCATCGCGATGCGCTCTTTAGTGGTATAAAGTTCTGCCCAAGCCATTACGCTGTTTCCAGATATTCAGTAAGCGGTGATGGGAATACACCAAATAATGTACTGTCTGACTCTCTTCTGTTTAGAGCGACAATATTCAGCTCCCAAACTTCTGTCTGCTTGCTTATTCTGCGATTGTAAAAAGTGTTAGTTAGCGTCCATCCAGCATTTTTAATTGCCTTTGACTGTGCTGGGTTGTCACCACTTACCGTGCAAATTGCATAGTCATATCCAAGGTTACGAAGCTCTTTTATTTGCCTTGCGTGCAATACACTAGCTAATCCTTGACCGCGTTTATGCTCATGTATAAAGAATCCGTGAGCAATTGCTACCTGGCATTGACTCGGCATACTATCTATTTCAAAACAACCAATATCAGTAGAAAATCTCATATCGCAACTACCTTAAAAATTGCTAGGCTTTGATGCAATCGCCACCTAGCGAGTTGAGGAAATGAGCACTTTCGGGTGCAAGCCGTGAACCTTTGCACACAAACTCGTTTAACTTTGAATCTAGGCTTAGCTTCTGGCCATCTGTGACTTGATGGTTACCCGCTATAGCGAATTTTCTTAACTCACGCACTCGGCGCTTTGTTTGATGCGATGGATAGAATAATAGGTTATCCTATAATATGTGTCAATAGGAGTACCTATATTTATTTACAAGAACATAAAAAAACCCGCATTAGGCGAGTAATTTAATTTGCGATAAGGGGTGGGTAGGTTATTTGTAACGGGTAGGTAGGTTATTTAAAACGAACATGCTTGCTGGCAGTAATTGTACTGATAGCCTTTACTGGTGCAGGTATTCATGCATTGATAGTCTGTTTGTTTAACTGGATCGGTTAGAGTTGGCAGGGTTGGCAGTGTTTGGCTTGGATCGTCATAGCTGCATCGATCAGTACAATAGTTGTATTGATGGCCATTGTTTGTGCAATTATTAACACATTGATAGTCGGTAGCTGCGTAGCAATGCGCTGACATAATTAACAATATAAAAAATATTGGTCTATTTACTATATGGGTCATGTATATATCCATTTTTATCTAAATTTGATTTATCTGAATCCTCTGTATTCGGTGCTGGTGCTGCTGGCCCAAAATCCTCTATAATCTTTGTGGATGTTTTTGCACCATATTTTTCAGTACAAATATGACTAATCATATTTGCTGATGCATTGCTATGTGCTTTTTCAATGTTTTCTAAAATACAATCTTCTGGTGTTTTTTTGCAACACCCAAAAATGAATAAGCAGCTGACAGCTAAGATAAAAATTCTTGTCATATCTATATAAATTCACTTTGCTTATGAACTATACGACCAAGTATCAAGCACCCCTCATTGATACATTCTTTACGTGGGTATTTTCTTTGATCTGGATTATCGCTACTAATCCACCATGTACCTGCATCACGAATAAGCCTTTTAATGAGCAGTTCACCTTCATAGTTTATAGCAAATACGAACCCATCCATAGGCTTTGTATCTGCTATATTCAAGGTTACAGTATCACCATCATGTAAGCTTGGCTGCATGCTTTCACCCTTGACCTTAACGGCAAGTAAATTTTCTGGTTTATAGCCATTACTTATAAACCATTCTTTTGCAAACACAATTGGTGTTTTATCTTGAATATCATGTTCAATTGCATAGCCAGTATGGCCAGCTGATAATGTAAGTGTCACTCTTCGCACTGGTGGGTAATCCTCATTATCACTTAAATCTATCTCAGGGCTCGCTACTGTCCCTTTATCACCCTTTCCCTCAGATAACCATAGTGCATTAACACCTAATACCTTTGCTAAAAGAGCAGCCCTACTACTTCCTTTACCCTCTGTTTCAGCCTCTGCAATTGTTGGTTGCTTCAAACCTACGAGTTTAGCCAAAGCCGTTTGTGACAGCTTCTTATCTTTTCTCGCCTCTCTTAATCGTTCACCAAATGTGCTCATTATCGGATTATCTATTTTTAACGAATAGGATTGCCTATTGACAAGTGACATAGGAACTCCTATATAATGATGACTATGAAAAACGTAAACGAAAAAATACGCGACTTAATTGAGCAAGGATTTACCCAAAAGGCTTTATCTGAGGCTATTGGAGTATCGCAGCCAACAATTTCAGATTTAGCTAATGGCGTGCAAAAAGACATTGGAATAGAAAAGGGTGGCAGGAAGATTGATGCTCTACATGCGCTTCACTGTTCAAAAGCCGCCTAATTCTCAAACAAACATAACTGACGAGGCAATATTACTATGGATGATGATTTATTATTTGCGCGCTCTAATCGAGTAGGTGAGGCTTTAGCTGAACTTAGGTGTAATCTGCCCCTTGTGGTTCTTGGGGTAATAGATTCTGTTGCCACTTCTGAATCGCGCATGACGGGTAAGTTTGTATCTAGAACTGACATAGTTTCTCGCATCCTCAATGAGTTTGTTAATCACAAGATCGATGAAGCAAGTTTAATTTCAAATGCAGTAAAACATAATCCAACAGTGGTGGATTAAATGCTTAATCAAAAAATATCCACTCAAGTTACCCCTAATCCTCAGACTAACTTCAATTTTAGTTCTGTTCGGTGCGATACCGAACAAACTGCTAGTGATTTAAAACTACAGGGTATGTCTGACGCTATCGCGCATGCAGATCATGTGTATGAGGGATGGTCTGATGATGCCTATGCGCTTTTGAAAGAGTTTGTCAGCATTGCACGTGGTCAATTCATGTGCGAGGACATACGTGCTTATGCGCATATAAAAGGCTTACCTGATGCTCCTAGTGGTCGAGCATGGGGCGGTTTAATTTGCAGGGCAAAGCGTGAAGGATTAATTAAAAGCACTGGATATAGCCAAGTCAAGAATCCGCGTGCACATCAAGCTAATGCAAGTTTATGGAGTGCTGTTTAAATGCGCGACTATTCAAAAGTTAGTCCGCAATTTTGGATAGGTGCAACAGGTAAAAAACTGCGCGCTAAAGGGATTGAGTGCCAGTTAGTTTCTTTGTACCTGATGACATGCTCACACGCCAACATGCTTGGCATGTATTACTTACCAAAAATCTATATTGCTCATGAGTGTGGCCTATCAGTTGAAGGGGCTTCTAAGGGGCTTCAAAGTGCAATTGAAGCTGGATTTTGTGCCTACGATGATGCTTCAGAGGTGGTATGGGTATATGAAATGGCTAGCTACCAAATAGGTGAGCAACTTACCGAGAAAGATTTAAGGGTAAAGGGTGTTCAAAATGAGTACAACGCACAGCCTGAAAGCCCTTATTTAAAGCCATTCTTTGATAAATATAAAACAAAATTCTTAATGTCATTATCTAGAAATAATAAAGCCCCTTCAAAGCCCCTTGCAAGCCAAGAACAAGAACAGGAACAAGAACAGGAACAAGAACAAGAACAGGAACAAGAACAAGAACAGGAACAAGAACAGGAAGCAGGAGCAGGAGTTAGCGCCGCCGATGAATCGGCAGCCACCACAAAAAAAGGCTCACAACTTCCCAAAGATTGGACGCTTCCAAAAAAATGGGGTGAATGGGCTTTATCTGAAAAACCTGAATTTACTCCCGACATGATTCGTAAAGAGGCTGATAAGTTTAAAGACCATTGGCTAGCAAATGCTAACCAGCGAACGGGTAAAAAATCAGATTGGGAAGCTGCATGGCGCAATTGGTTTAGATCAGCAAAAGGCGAAAGCGGATTTAAAACTAAAACACAAATCATCACCGAGAAAAATAAACAAGCTGGGGATGAGTTTTTAAACGACGGAAACGAAAAGACGATTGAAGGCGAGGTTGTTTATGATTGATTCAGACAAAGTGCAGTTCAAAGATTTGTTTATTGCAACGATGAGCATCTATGGGCAAGAAGTAACCAAAGAGGTTTTGCGCTTATGGTGGGCGGCATTGATTAGATTTGAAATCGAGCAAGTTCAAGAGGCATTTAGCCGCCATATCCAAGATTCAAAAAATGGCAGATTCGCACCAAGGCCAGCAGACATTATCGCCATGCTTGAAAGTGCTAATCCTGATGGGCGTATTGGTGCAGAAGAGGCGTGGGCGATTTACCCGCACGATGAAGCTACAAGTGCAGTTATCACAAACGAAATGGCAGAGGCTATGCAATCTGCAAGGCCGTTGCTCAATGATGGTGACATGATCGGCGCTCGCATGGCATTCAAAGAAGCCTACAACCGAATTACATCAGCAAATAAATTCAACGGCATCGCGCCCAAATGGTTTCCATCACTCGGAACTAGCAAAGAAGGCCGCGAAGAGGCTTTAAAACTTGCCGTTCAAAAAGGCCGTATCACACAAGATCATGCGCTTTCAATTTTGCCTGTGAAAATAAATCCAGCAATTACGGAAGTAGTTGGACTGCTATCAAACAAAACTGAATTAACGCCTGAGCAATTGGAAAAAAATCGCCAACGATTGGCTGATTTTAAAGCAATGTTATCAGGGAGTGCATCATGAAAATTATTAAACCATTAATCATCATCGGGATGATCGTTTTTGCAGTCGTTGCAGCATGTGAAAAGTTGCAAGCGCAGGCGGATTTAGAGGCATTCAGTGGGGTTATCGTTGAGTGATTGCCCACACTGCAGCAAGCCTAACACCTTCCGCATGCTTTGCGTGACGTGTGCAGCCAAGAAGGTCGTGCGTGATGGTGTTGGAAAAGAAGGGCGACTAAGTTTGATTAACGAGTATTCAGAGCTCTACAAGCTGGATATTGATGCAGTGAAAAGTGAAGTTTTACGATTATTTAACTTGAGGAAAAGCTAATGAGAATGGGTAAGTATTCAATAAGACATAGAAGTTTCTTTGAAAAAGATCAGGAGTTTAGAGATGATTTTAAGCCTTTACTTGATGCCTATGATGATGCTTCTCGCATGACTGCATTAAGAGCTAGTTATGCAGTGCAAGAAGGTACTTTGAAAGCTATGCGAAAAGCTCAGTGGTGTGAAGCGGTAACACAAACAATTGAAAGATTTTTGTGTGTTTGTATTGGGGAAGGTAAGTTTGAGTTGCCCGAACCACCTGAATTTGAAGGATAGTTAAATCATGAATGAAGTCGTACCACTAACGGATGAGGGTGCCAAAGCATCTGAGCAGGAAGAGATCATGCGCAGCACTGAGATCGCCAGAATACAGGCGAAGGTGCAGCCGATCCCTAAGTCAGATTTTTGCCTGCAGTGCGGCGCAAACACCGTAAACGGCGCGCGGTGGTGTGATCACGAATGCCGTGACAGCTGGTAAAAGTGGAATCCAGAGGCTTGATATGCCTGAAATAATTTTAACAAGAAATGATGAAGGGAAGATTGTTGGCTTATCTGATGCTAACAAGCGAGCCTGGGCACGGGTTAAAAATCAATTAACTGAGCTAGACATAGGTGAAATATTTAGATTCAAGTATGACGCTAAACGCATGGGGCCTTTTCACCGCTTTCACATGAAGTTTGAAAGCACGGTATTTGAATCTCAAGAGCGTATTGAACACTTTGAAATGTTCCGTGACTGGTTAAAGGTTGGATCAGGCTTTGTTGTTTGGATGGCTGGGCCTAAAGGTGGCGTTATCCCAATACCTAAGTCAATCAGCTACGCAGAATGTGACGAAGATGAAATGCGTGAGTTTCATAGAAGTTCGGTTGATTTTTTGCGTGGGGCGCATGCACCTAAATACTTATGGCCACATTTAACACCAGAAGCTGCAGCTGAAATGATGAGAACAGTAATTGAACCATTTGAAAGACGGTCATGAAAAAAAGATCAAAAAAATATAACCCGAATAAGGTTCGCGTCAATCCAAATTCAGCCTTTGAAACTATCACGCTATCGCGCCCTGTAAGTGAAGATAAGCGTAATAAATTGGACATAGGCATCTTGGGAGCCATTGATGCATTCACGCGAGGAAAAGCAGAGAAAGTTCACTTTGACACGCTGGCCACCACGGTTGATGTTTGCATGATGATGTCGCAAAACACATTCAAGCGTGCCTACATCGAGGAAATAAACGCCGCACGTGATGGAATGATCAGATGCCGTGAACGCTTTAATAAAATTAATAAGCTTGGCCTAGATGGCGAGGCTTTACGCGCAGTTAAGACATTGCGGATCATTCATTCAGAGTTTATTGAAAATGTAACCGGTGCCGAAGTTAAACAGTTTGTGAACAAGCGTAGTGATTTTATTAGAAGTGGTAATTTTTACAGAGGGGCGGCAGCGTGAGTAAAGAAGAAAAAATCCAAATATTGGCTGAATGGCAAAAGCGCTATGAGGCGCTCGATGCTCAATTCAATTTACTTACAAAGTCTATTGGCTGCATTGCTGGATCACCTTTACATGAGGCAGTTTTCACCTTATTTGAAGAGTACACAAAGCTAATAGCACAACTTGTTGGCGATGGCCTTGAATCACTCAATTGGTATTGCTACGAGTGCGACATGGGCAAATCCCCGCGCGAGGCAGGCGTTAAAGGCGATATGAGAGAGATTAAAACACTTAATGATTTACTTTGGTTTATTGAGGTGTCGGCATGAATCTACAATTTTTTAACGGATTAGAAATGCGGGTTGATTACGAGTTACCAAAAACACCAAAACTAAAGCTAAGTGAGTCAGCGCCAGTAACAGATAAATTCAGGTTTGATTTTAATATGTGGCTTGCGAACAGGTTCGGTTTAAAAACTCAAGCAATCAGAGTTGGCAATGTTATCTATGTGAGTCCTGAAACTTATCGTGAGTTAAAAAACCAGAATCAAAACACTTACCAAGAGACTGGATTTAAACAATGATCATTGAAAAACACAAACCTTTGCGCAATAGAAGGCTATTAAACCTAGCTCATCGCATCAATGAGTGCCAATTTCAGATAGCAGGCGTATGCCAAGGCTATTCAGCCCACGGCTGCGAGCCGATCCACTCAGATCACCAGGAGCATGGCAAGGGCATGGGCCAGAAGTCTGACGATGATCAGCATGTCGCTGGGTGTCGTGCCTGCCATAACTACTACAGCGGGGCCATGCCAAGGGAAGAGAGATTGCCAGCATTTAATGCGGGTAGAGAGCGCACATTTGATCAGTATCGCAAACGTAAATGGTTAAACAAAGTTGGATATGCAGATAGGAAAGCAAATGGTTGAAGGTGAGCAACGTTCTGAAACTAAGCAGCGCATTCATCAGTGCATCACGATCATGTTCAATGAGTTAAGCCTTCAGTATTTAACGCTTGAAGAGTTGTCTATTATTATCGATAAGAAATACAACTTACCAACACGAAAACAAAACTTAGGTGGCTACTTGACGCAAATGAAGCATTACATAACATTCAGCGCAAAAAGGGTAAAAAATGGTTGTGGTAGACCAATAGCTTACAAGATAGATGGTGAGCAGGATTTAGATTTAAACCTGATTTGGCCAACTATCATTCAAGAGCCAGTGAAAATAAAAAGAAGCAGAAATCCAAAGGCAGTGTATGAGGAAAACAAGTTTAATCCGCCACGCTCACCATTGATCAACAAGCTACTTGGGTTGCCGGCATGATCATAGGCATTGATCCAGACATAGAGAAAAACGGAATTGCTTTTATTGCCAAGGATAAGCCGCTTCAAATGACGAACCTTAACTTTGTTGACACCGTGAAATTTATTGATGAAAACAAGCAGGCTATTAAGTGCATTTACATTGAAGCTGGATGGTTAAACAAAAAGGCTAGCTGGCACCGTGCGCAAAACATCAGTGTGGCCGCAAAGATCGGCAAGAACGTAGGTGAGAATCACGCCACGGGCAAGTTGCTAGAGCAATCAATCATTGCGTGCGGCTGCAAGGTGGTGTTGATCCAGCCACAAAGCACTAAGTTAAGCGCCGAAGGCTTCAATAAGCTTACCAAGTATAAGGGCAAGACGAACCAAGAGCAGCGCGATGCTGCAATGTTGATATTTGGCCGAGTTTAGAGGGGATTGATGTGGCGCTCAGAGCAAAAATAACTGAAAAACAAATGAAGATAGCGCTGAACATACTCATTGATGACTATGTGAACTGGCTTTTCACCAGACGCTTCTACGCTCCCAAGGATGTAGAGTCGATTATAGGCAAGCTTGGCATTGTAAAAGTTGGCCAAGTGCCAAACGCACACAATAGCCCATTATGCGCAGCATTTAATCTGGTGTTAAACAACGCATTGGAAAGTGATGATGAAGAATTTGACTACTTTATTAGTTGTTACTTTAAAAGCTATGGTGCAAAGCAGGCAAAAGAGCTTGCATCAGATACAGGCGTAACACTTACGGTTGTTTACTATCATGCAGGGAAAGCAGCAACACGCTATTACAACACCTCATGCGAATTGCTTGAGGCCCACTTTAAAATACAAAGAGAGGTAGAAGGTTATTATGATTAAATTAATTACTACATGGTTTAAGGCGAAAATTCTTCGCAGGAAGCCAAAAAGACTAGAAATGAAGCTTGTACGCTACGATGTAGCTGACAAAATGATGAAAAGACAGCCTGGTGTTTGGACTATCGCCAAGGATGAAGACACCAACTTCATTAAATCCTTCGTTTACATCGAAAGGCTTAGCTATGATGAGTGATGAAAAGCTAATCGTGAAGAAAATCCGTGCAGCAGTCTTATAAAGTACGCAAGCCATACGCGCATATATTTTCTGTAATATTTACACAAAAAATACTATACAAAAAATTCCTAGAATTTAGTAAGATATTCGTATGATGTCCGAGTCGGTGCGAGCTGCATTTACGCACTGACTGAAACAATAAAAGAGCTCACCTTTTGGTGGGCTTTTTGCATTTCTGAGACAGTTTTCCCGAATCTCAAGAGCTGAAAGGCTTTTGAGCGCTTATGTGTGGGCGTAATTAGGGGCGCGGTTGCTTAACACCTCGAAGGGTTAAACCGCTTTTTATTTTAAGTAACTGAAAGTGAATCATGGGCTTACAAGATGGTGTTAAATTTGATGCAACTATTAATTTGGGGCACATACTCACCTTTGTTGGCTTTATTGCAACAATATTTGTGAGTTGGCAGACTCTAGATAAAAGACTTATTGTTCTTGAGGCTGCTGAAAAAACTCAAAGCGTTATCGATCAGTCGCAAGATGAAAAGGTTATATCTAATAATCATCATCTGGCTGAATCTCTAAGCGACATAAGAAAGTCGATTGACCGACTTAATGACAAACTGGATAGAAAGCCATGAAAGGTTTTATTGCTTGGTGCGATAAACGCAGCTTCATATCAGTTCGCTCGGGTGTTTTGTACGTGACAGTATGGATGACATGGGCAGCTTTTAAATGGGCTGCAGAGTTCGCTACAACGACTCCAAAGACGGGTACTGAGGTGGCGCTAATCATTGCCGCCGTTACTGCACCAATCTCAGTGTTACAAGGCTTTGTGTTCAAGGTTTATGCAGACTCAAGGAGTGATGATAAATGAATATTCAAAAGCTTAAAGACCAGCTAACTATAGATGAAAACCGTAAGAAAAAGCCATACACAGACACTGTTGGAAAGATTTCAATAGGTGTAGGTCGTAACCTTACCGACAATGGTTTATCTGATAGCGAGATTGATATGTTGCTATCTAACGACATTGACGATGTAATTTCTCAGCTTAATGTTAGCTTGCCTTGGTGGACACAGATGACAGATGCGCGTCAACGAGTTATAGCCAATATGACGTTCAACATGGGCATGGATAAAGTTTTGGAGTTCAAAAACACGCTGGCTTTCATGAGGACAGGTCAATACGACAAGGCCGCAGATGGCATGCTTCAATCACTATGGGCTCGCCAAGTTGGTGATCGAGCTAAACGCTTAGCTGACATGATGAGGGCAGGATGATGTTTGATCAATTTATTTGGTTGAAAGCAGCTCCATACATCGCGGTTATAGTTCTAATTTCTGGCCTTGGCGCTTACGGTAAGTATGAACACGCTGGAAAGGTTGCCGCTGAATCTAAACAAGCCAAGGCTGAGAAAGACTTAACAGCCTTCAAGGATAAAATAGATGCCGCCCATGATGCAGCCAAAGCTGAGGCAGATGCACGCTTAGCTATTGCCAATGAAGTTATCAACGCACAGGACAACAAGGTTAAAGCCCAAGAGGATGAGTTAAGCAAGCTTGGTATTACCCGTGAACAGACTAAAAAGGAACTGAATGATGCGCTCAAATCAAGTAATGAAATGCTTGTTTCTCGTAACAATGTGCTTGATGGCCTTAACCGCCTGCAAGCCTCAAGTGGTAAAGATAGCGCCAGAGAAGGATGCGCTACCAGCATGTTGCAACTTCCCACAGAACAGCATGATGGAGCCAGCAGCAGAGTTAGTCCAATCGAAGCTGCAATCCTCTACGAAGTCAAAGACTACCGATCCTGCATCACGCAACTAAAAGCTATTTACGATCAGCACAATCAACCTATTCACTTTACGGATGACGCGCCATGAAAAAACTTACATTAGCACTAGCATTGATCTTCCCAACCATCGAAGCCATGGCAACTACCAAGCCAGTCTATGAGATTGCACAGACAGAAGCTAAGGCTCAGTCAAAGTTATACGATGCAGAGCTCACTGAGGTGCATACCAAGCGTGATGGCATGTGTTTTAAGTTTGATGCGTTGAGTATTTTCGACAAGGACAAAGTAAACCCGCTTCATGGCCGCATCTGTGGCGATAAGATCACTTTAGAGTAGTTACATGCAGCTAACCGAAGAACAGTGGGAACACGTGCAGGGTGACTACCGTGCAGGCATTCTCTCAAACAGAGCCATCGCGGATAAGTACGGCGTGAGTGAAGGTGCGATACGCAAGAAGATTAAATCCCATGGCTGGACTAAAGACCTCAAGAGCGCAGTGAAACATGCTGCAAGCCGTAAGGTTGCTGAACAGACAGCGAACATTGTGCGTGATAGCAGGAGTACGCAAAAGAGTGGTACGCAGTACGCAGTTAGCACAAAAAAGGGTACGCACAAGCATCACAAGCTTACCGATGATGAAGTAGTTGAAACCAATGCACAGCTGGTTGCATCGGTGCAAATGTCACATCGTAAAGACATCAATGCAAGCCGTAACATTGCAAACATTCTATTCGCTGAGCTGCAAAGCACTACTGAAAACCTAGATGACATCGAGAATGCAATCATTGATGCAACTAGCGGTGACAAAAACATCTTGCGCCGCAATGCAATGTTAAAGGCAGTGTCATTGCCAAGCAGGGCCAGCACGATGCGTGATCTGTCTACTGCATTAAAGAATCTTGTCACTATTGAGCGTGAAGCCTATGGCATGAATGAGATTCTACCCACGAAACCAAATGCGGAATTAACCAATGAGCAGCTTGATAACCGACTCACTTACCTACTCGGAAAAGTTGGAGTTGCTGGAACTGATTGAACAGAAGGTTATCAGGCTTAAACGCAAGAAGATTGAGGGCATGTACCCTGATGATGGCCCGTTAAGGCGTGAGCTCTATCCTAAGCATATGGAATTCTTCAAAGCTGGGGCAGACTACCTTGAGCGCCTATTCATGGCAGCAAACCGCATTGGTAAGACTGAAGGCGCTGGTGGGTATGAAACAACATTGCACCTCACTGGCAATTACCCGCATTGGTGGGAAGGTAAAGTGTTTACCGATCCGATCACTGCATGGGCAGCCGGTAAAACTAATGAAACGACACGTGACATCGTGCAGGCCAAGCTATTTGGCAAGATCACCTACGAAAGCGGTGCTAAGGGTGTTGATGGTACTGGTCTGATTCCGTTTGACTGCATTGGCAAGCTGACTTGGAAGCAGGGCGTGCAAGACCTCATCGATACGGCTCAAATAAAGCATGTAAGCGGTGAGTGGTCTACGCTGGGCCTAAAGTCATATCAGCAAGGCCGTGGATCATTCGAGGGTACCGAACAGTATGTCATCTGGTTGGATGAGGAACCACCGCTAGAGATTTACGGCGAGTGCTTGATCCGTACCGCCACGACAAAAGGGATCATATTTACGACATTCACCCCGCTAGAGGGTGTCACTGAAATGGTACAAACATTCCTGCCCAATGGCATTCAAAAGGTTTCATAAATGCCAAGAGTAAGTGATACCAAATACCTTGTGATGGCTGGCTGGAACGATGTGCCTCACTTGGATGAGAAGACCAAGAAAGAACTTTACGATGCAACGCCAGCACATTTACGTGATGCACGTTCTAAGGGGCTGCCTGCGCTGGGTTCTGGTGCTGTATTCCCTGTAAAAGAGGAAGACTTGACGTGTGAGCCGTTTGCAATCCCTGCACACTGGCCGCGCATTTGTGGCATGGACTTTGGCTGGGATCACCCAAACGCGAATGCATGGATCGCATGGGATAGAGACAGTGACACGCTATATGTATATGACTGTTACCGCGTAAGACAAACGCTCATCCCTACGATTGCCAGCTCAATTCGAGCGCGTGGCGACTGGATTCCTGTGGCATGGCCACATGATGGCTACCAAGTGAAAGATGCAATGTCTGGCCATCAGGTAGCCGAGCAGTACCGACATGAAAAGGTCAACATGCTGCATGAGCATGCGCAATTCTTGCCTACGACAGACGGTGATCCGCTTACATCGATTGTGAGTGTTGAGGCAGGCATTCAGGAAATGCTTACCCGTATGGCAACAGGTAGGTTCAAAGTGTTCAAGCACTTGAATGAATGGTTTGAAGAGTACCGCTTGTATCACCGTAAAGAGGGAGTGATAGTCAAGCTTGCTGATGACTTACTATCAGCGACACGATACGGAATGATGATGCTTAGGTATGCAATTGTAGAGCCTAAAAAATCAGATTCATCATCACGAAGGCCATATAACTGGCGTGCAGGATAAACAAACAACTCGCTTCGGCGGGTTTTTTTATGGGTGTTAAACATGGCTACTGAGTACCACAAAGTAAGAGCGAAGATTGAATGTCATGCAAATGACTGGCTTAACAACTGGGTAGCGATGGCACCAGGCAATATTTACATCGTACGCACGGATAATCTGGATTTTTTTGAAACAAAGCCAGATGCATTCGACATTCTAAATCCAGTCACTGAGATTGCAACTATCGATCAGGTGCAGGCAATGATTGCTGCAGCATTGGCAGGAATTGGCGGTGTTATACAAGTATTGGGTGGGTTCTTGGCATTTGATACTGACTTTTCAACTTCAGATGCAGCAGTAACTAGCACTTCTACTGGTGGATTTTTATCATTTTTAACCGATTTTGATACAGCAGATGTAACAAACACAGTATCTACAGGCTTTCTATCATTCTTAACAGACTTTGAAACAGCAGAATCAACCACAAGCAGCACTTTCTTTGCATTTTTAACCGATTTTGAAACTATCTAGGAGCATATAACATGGCAAGTAACATTAATGACGGCAACATCGATCCATCACTACCCGCTGAGGCTACGGGCGTAAATGTGGGGAAGGTGCTTAAAGCAACTTTCATTGCAGCTTTTACGGCAATCAAAGCGGCGATCACTACAGCAAAGGCTGAAATTACAGACCTTCAACTTACAACAGCAAACCTTCAGGCTGCGATCAATGCAGTAGGTGCGGGTACGGCGGGTTCAGTATGGCGAGTGACAAATGGAGCTCCAGCTGCAAGCTTGGGTATTAATGGTGACTTTGCACTTAACTCGGCAAGCGGTGATGTTTATCAGAAGGCTGCTGGTGCTTATAGTGTTGTAGCAAACATCAAGGGTACAACTGGTGCCGCTGGTGCAGCAGGAGTACAAGGTATTCAGGGTGTAGCTGGTACGGCGGGTGCAGCAGGTGCCGCTGGCGCAGCAGGGGCGGCAGGAGCTGCTGGACGAGGAATCGTAAGCTTTGTGCGAACAGCTGGTACTGGTGCAGCTGGAACTACTGATACTTACACAATTACCTATACAGATTCGACTACTACATTAATTAATGTAGTAAACGGTGCCAATGGTGCAGGCGGCGGTGGCGGAAGCGTAACAGCGCCAGCTTACTCAGCTGACATCATAGCAGGTAGACCACTAGCAACAGCTGATTTGAGCTCGAATGCTGCACCTGTCTTATTGGTTTATAACTCAGCAAGTGTTGGAAGCTTCACGATCCCAACTGATGCAATACTAGGTTTAACTGGAAATAGCAACGTTGAAATTGCAATCTACCAAAAAGGCGCAGGCCGTGCAGATGTCGCCGGAAGTGCTGGTGTGACGATCAACAACTATGCTGGTGCACCAACTTCACTTCAATACGTTACACAGCGCTTCCACCGCGTAGGCGCTAATACTTGGAGCATGCAATAATGGGTAAATCAACTAGCCTTATACGCAATAAAACATTTGATCTAACCCAAGCCACCTTCACTAAGCCGCAAAATAGATTTCAGGCTAACCGCTGGCTGGCATTGGTTGGGTTTGGTGCAGGTGCACCACGAACTGACATTGCTGCATCAACTAAGACTGCAATCGTTCCGCTAGCTGGTGAAACAGACGAGGCTACGGAGTTAATGGCATCTACCTACTCTGCATGGCTAGACGCACAGTTTGCTGATACAAGCATTGTAAACGTAGAGACTAATGCATTTGGACAAGTGACATCTGGATCATTGCCGCTTATGGGGAACTTAAATGCATGGTGGTGGGGTTCTGCGGTTCACAGCACGGCTCAGGTAAGATTCAAACTTGCATGGGCGTTGTCGCAAATATTTGCGATGAATGGTGCAGCAGTCGGTCAAGGCGAAGCAACTGGATTCTACCAGCGCTTAGTCACTGCAACACAGTCAAACAACACATCGACATTTAGACAGTTACTATCTGATGTGACATATACGCACGCAATGTCAAAATGGTTGACGTACAACAACAATACAAAGGCTTATGGATCAGCTCATCCAGATGAAAATTACGCAAGGGAGATTCTTCAACTGTTCACAATTGGCCTAAAAGTTATGAATATGGACGGTACATACGTCCTTGATAGTAACGGAATACCAGTTGACACATATGTTGCCGAGGATATTCCAGCGTTTGCACCATTCTTTACTGGTCTGCGTGCAGGCTATGAAAAGGCTGTTTTAAATGATGATGGTGTTGCTGCATCTGAACGCTATGGGTGCTATCCAGATTCAGGCCCACGATTCGGTTATACAGGGGCGGTTGAGCACGAAAGTGCTGCTAAAACCTTGTTTGCATACCCTGGTGCTAGCAAAGTAATATTCCCTGCTCAGCTTGCAGCAGCTGGTGCCCCCGAGTGGCTACCAAACAAAGCTGGATATGTCATTACAGTCGTGAATGCCAATAGCTTTACATTTGCTATTACCTCTGGACATAACTTTACTAACAAGGATGTTCCATTCTCATATCGTTTAGGTAACAACTTTACTGGTACTCGATACGATGCTGATATGCTGTGGAATACAGCAACACCAGACCTTGTAACTGTTAATAAGACAGCGCATGGCCTGACTACTGGCACAAGAATTTATGCACTCGGTAATGTTAAAGAGTCTATCGAGTTTGCATTAGACTATGTGTTCGCGCATCCAAACGTTCCACCATTCATCGCAACAGCATTAATCAAACTTTTGGTTACTTCTAACCCAAGTCCAGATTATGTTAAACGTGTGGCATTAAAGTTTGCAGACAATGGCAATGGTGTACGTGGTGATCTATCTGCAGTAGCTAAGGCAATCTTTTTAGACCGTGAAGCAATCGTTCCGTATGCAGTGAACCCAAACAATTTTGGCCGTTACACTACTATTACTGATCGTTTATTACGGGTTATACGTGCATTTCGTGATGATATTATTTCTACCTATGCAGACAATGAACTAAGTATGCTAACTGCAAATACTTTTCCGTATTTTACAAAGCCTCGCACACTTTTAGACTATGCATGCTGCACATCACACTATGCGCCAGTATATCCGATGGCTTCATCATCAGTGTTTAACTTCTATAGACCTGGCTATGTTCCACCAAGTACAAAGCTTGGTGACTTGAATTTAACTGCGCCAGAATTGCAATTGCTATCAGCAGAACAGCAAATCATGTGGTTCAACCTTGTTTGTATGTCATGTAATACAACATCTGCGCAATATAACTACTCATTGCCAGGAATAGGTGACATATTAGATCCGCGTGGTGGGTGGTCTAAAATGCCTGGACTTGATCTAACTACAATGGCCCTTACAGTTACAGCAGTTAATGTTGGGGTAGCAATAGTCTGTAGTTGCACGCGAGCATCTAACTTTGCTTCACTTGATGGAAACAACAACTATTGGAGTGGCGGCAATCGAGTAGTCTTTACACGTAGACGTGATAATAAGTTTTTTAACTACCAATGGGCTACAGAAGTTACAGCTGGCATGGGTTCTGGTGCAAGGGTTATCAATATTGGATATGGAGCAAGCCTAAGCGATATGCAAGTAGGTGATATTCTTGACGTAGCACCAATGGCAATTTTCCCAACAGCAGGGCTCGCGTACTCAAAAGTTAGAGACGGTGGCGGAAGTGTTCAACATCGTGGGTTCCCGCATATTACTCTTTTCTACAAGCTTGCAAACACAGCACCAGCAACAGCAACACCAGCAGATGCAGAGTATGACGCAATCATTAACTACTTGCAGGACAAGCTAATGAGTAGCGCAATATCATCCGAGATTAAAGCTTTAATGATTAGTGCAGCAAATACAGTAACAGCAGCTGAATCACCAAGATTGACTGGCGATGCATCAGTAGCTGGACACTATCTTAATTGGGTAGGCACGCTACAACAAAAACGCGCACGTGTGATGTTAGCTATATTGCTTGCATCACCGGAATTTTGCATTCAACGATAAGGGATTAACAAATGTCTAAAATATTAGTTTGTGTTGACTTAGGCGGGGGCATGGATGCATTTAACTTTATGTCTGCGCGAGATTCAGCTAGCGTTTCTGAAATTCAAACCGCACGTGCACTAGCAGCATCAAATATATTAACTTATACCAATGCCGTTACTAAATCAGGTACGCTAACCAAAGATTCAAATGTAATTACTGGATTGGCTGATGTTACCAGTTTAGCTGTAGGGCAATTAGTGTACTCACCTAATTTACCTGCACAAAGACGCTTAAAGATTAGTGCAGTAGGGGCCAATACTGTTACGCTGACAGGAAATGCTTTTTCTACAGCAACTGAAACAATAAGCTTTGGTGATGTTACTTATTCAGGTACATATTTAGGCAATCTGCAAATTGATGCAAAAAACACGCAGCAATTTAAAATAAACGAATCAGTAGCATCTGGTCGTGATCCAGCATTCCACCCTGCATTACCATTCTTGAGTGATGTAATTAATGTTCCAGACAATGCAGGTAATGCATCTAAGGTTAAAGGCTTGGTAATTTCTAATATTGGCCCACTTCGCCGTAAGACTTACAAATCTGGCACAAATGGCGGTATCTTTAACCTAGATGTTGATGCTATCGGTAACGGTGTTATTACAGCAGCAAACTCACAGCAATATCCAGCACAGCTTACATCACACAATGACCAAACTACAACTTGGCATAGTAATGCGCCTGAAGGTGCAACTAAAGGGTGGGGTGGTGGAATCGCTGATCAGATACTTGCTGGATTATCTGGCCCTAATCCACAGATTGCTTCTGTATCTGCATCAGGTCGCCCTGCATTCTCAGCAGGAAGCACAGCAAAAGTATTTAATGTATCATCATCAGGATTGATCCGTAAGATGCCTGATGGTGCTGGAAACTTTACTGCTGAATCAGGCGGAGTGCAAACTGCATTAAAAGCCTTATTTATCCAAGCTACGACAACAAACCCGCTTACAAGTGATTTTACTGAGTCATTCACACCAACAGCGCAACAAGGTAATGACTTCCAAAACATCATGGGTAATGTGATCAACCTGACTGATCCGCCTGCTATTGCATATAACATTGTTGGATCGATGGCATTTAATGCATCAACATGGGCAAGCGGAATGAAAACATTGGCTCGTATGATTTTGGCTAATAACCCAAATCGCGGCGCAACAATGTCACGTGCTGCAGCCTCAAATGTAGCTACGATTACCACTCAGGTCACGACAGGGGTTGCAAACCGTACAGCAGGATCAGCAGTGATGACCATCACATCAAATGGTCATGGCTTGTTTACTTCAGGTACGAGTACATCTGACTTATCTGATAGCGTACTGGTGACAACTACTGGTGCAACAATTGATGCAGCGCCACCAGCAAATGGCTATAAAATAACACTTGTAGAGGGCAATGAGGATAATGCATTCACATTGACAGGGACAGACACTACAGCATTAGTAAACGTGCCAGTAAACATTCAGTTAAAACATAACTTAACAGTTTTAAACAAGGTGTACTTGACAGCGACAGGATTAGATTCTTCATCACCAACTACAGGGTATCAAGTAGTTTCTGTGCCAAATACTACATCATTCACTATCAATACTACTGCAACTACATTGTTGAGCAATGTCGCTACTAAATTTAAGCTTATCAATCTTGATAGACAGGTTTTATATACTGGCTCACCTAATGTTGCATGGGATTCACACACATTTGCGAACCATTCAAACCTTGGATGCTTAAATGACGTACTCAGTTATTTCAATAGTATCGTTAGCCGTATTCAAGATGCTGATGTTGTAACATTTACAATATCTGAGTTTGGACGAACATTCACGTCAAATAATGCTGGTACTGACCATGCATGGGGTGGGCACCAATTTGTATTTGGCAAGTCTGTTCGTGGTAATAAAATTTACGGAAATATACCGTCATATAGCGCAACTGGGCCAGATTTGGCAGGAAATATTTTAGTTCCTTCTACATCGGTTTATCAATATGGAGCGACATTCGCACGTTGGATGGGATTGTCTGATGCACAGATTCTAACGCTATTCCCTGATTTGCAATACTGGCCAGCAAATGAGCGATATTTAAGCTTCCTAGATGCGCTTGTGTAACTAAAAAAATCAGTAATTTTTAAGAGCTCCTTCGGGGGCTTTTTTATTGCCTATAGAAAATGAAATGACATGGATTACATTCAACAACATCAAGAGCCAGTTCATGAAAAAGAGCATGATCCTTTTGAATTGACATTGCATGAGCTTCAAAAGTGGTACTTTGAAGCACTAAATCAGCCGCAATTCAGAAAAGAATCAAATAAGGCTTGTGAATATGTTGATGGCAACCAGTTTGATGCTGCGACACTTGAGCGCTACCGTCAGCTTGGCATGGGTGCAATCTTTGAAAACATCACCCGTCCACCGATTGATTTACTTGTCGGAATGGAAGCTAAGAGCCGTACAGATTGGCGTGTGGCACCTGATACAGAAGACTGGACTGATGTTGCAGAAGTATTAAGCCAGAAGTTATATGAAGCTGAGCGTGAATCAAAAGCAGATCGTGCATGTTCAGATGGCTTTGAATCAGCAATTAAAGCAGGCTTTGGCTTTGTTGAAGTATCACGTGAATCTAACCCGTTTAAATATCCTTATCGCTGCGTAGCCGTTCATCGCAATGAAATAACATGGGATTGGACAGCACGCGATCCAATGCTTGAGGATGCAGTATGGATGAAGCGCCAGCGCTGGATTGATAGCAAATTAGTTGAGTCATGGTTTCCAGATAAAGCAGAGCTAATGCATTGTGCAACTAATGGCTTATGGCTAAATGACAACTTCCTGAATAATTCATTGATGCAAAGTGAATATGCAGCCATGGGCCGGTCAACTATTCCAGAATATGAGTGGTTGCATACAGCAACACGTAAAGTATGTTTGTCTGAGGTTTGGTACAGACGTTATGTGACTAAGAAAGTATTTAAATTGCCTGATGGTAGGGCAATAGAAGTAGATGACGATAACCAAAATCATATTGCATTGCTTGATAGTGGGCAGATTGAAGTAGTAGAGGCTACATTTGCTAAGATGCGCCGTGCATTTTGGGTTGGCCCCTTGAAACTTTCAGATGACTGGACACCTTATCGCCATAATCATTTTCCGTATGTGCCGTTCTTTGCATACCGCGAAGACTTAACAGGTATTCCCTACGGCGTGCCACGTAACATCATGCCGCTGCAAGATGAAATGAATGCCAGACGTGCCAAGCTTATGCATAACTTAGGATCACGCCGCGTGATCCGTACTAGCGATGCAGTAAAAGACGTTGACATGATGCGTGATGAAATTGCACGTCCTGATGCTGACATTGAGCTAGATAAAGATGCAATGCGTGCTGGTGGTATTTTCAAAGTAGAAGCAGATGAGCTAACTGCACAACAGTTTAATGTCATGAATGATGCACGTGCAGCAGTACAGAGAGTGACTAGCATCTACGATCAGGCACTAGGAAGCCAAGGCAATACATCTTCAGGCGTGGCCATTAACTCATTAGTTGAACAGAGCTCGACTACCGTTGCTGGGCTATTTGATAACCACCGATTTAGTCGCAGAATGGTTGGACAATTATTACTTGACCTTATCCGCGAGGATTTAAAAGGAAAAGAAATGGTTGTTACAGTAGGTGAAGACAAGCCGCGTGATGTTGCAATCAATCAGCGCGTGATGCAAAACGGACAGATGGCTATCGTGAATGATGTTAGCTCAGCTTTGGTAAAAGTCACACTGGAAGACGTATCAACTAGCGCAGCCTATCGATCACAACAACAGCAATTTTTTGCAGCTGCCTTGCAAGGCGCATCGCCACAAGCGCAAGCAATTCTTTACCCATATTACTTCGATACCAGCGAATTGCCACACCGAAAAGAGATTGTTAAGGCACTTAAAGCTGCCTTTGGCATTGCTGACAATGAAGACCCACAAGCCGCGAAATACCAGCAGGTTATCCAGCAGCTTCAACAACAAATGCAACAGCTACAGGCTGCATTAAATGACAAGCAGGCTGATCGTGATTTGGCGCTGAAAGAGATTGAGCTAAAAAACCAAGGGGCTATTGAGTTACAGCAAGAGCGCAACAATACGGCGCTGGCTGATAAAGACAACCAGATTCAAACCTTGATGACTTCAATGAAGCAGCTTGGTGAATTGATTAAAGAAATGGACAACAACAGTCCAACACAGAATTAGCGAGGTAACTCGTTGATAGGAACCCGCTTCGGCGGGTTTTTTCATTTGTACGTCCCAAAATCTCGGAGCTATTCGATAAATAGCTGGGCCGTGCGCAACTTCGTAACCATACGATAAATGGCAGAGGAAAATATGAGTGAAGATTTGAATAACCCGCTAGCGGGTATGTTTGCAATGGTTGATCAAGAAGCAGGTTTAGAGGCGGCAGCTGATGAAGTGAATGCCACTGAACCCACAGAAGAGGTCAGCGAGCAAGATGACAGTAATGCTCAACAGGTCGATAACAAGGGTGAAGCGTCCGACACCCAAGCAGATACAGTAATTTTGACAAAAGATGGCCAACATACCCTGCCATATAGTGTCGTTGCAAAAGAACGCGCTGAGAAGGTTGCAGAACGTGCAGGACGTGAGGCAGCAGAAGCAAAAGCGCAAGAACTTCAGTCCCAGCTTGATGCGATAACAGCAAGTCAGAATGCAGTTAAGGCCGATGTAGATTCTCGTGAGTTTGATGAGAAATTTGCAGAGGCTAAAGAGGTATTCCCTGAACTTGTTGAAGAAATGCTTGCGCAAAAGAAAGAGCTAAGCACCGTGCCGCAGTTAAAAGCGGCCCTTGATCAGTTATTTAAAGAGCGTGATGCACGACTGGAAGAGGAATCAGCTACCGCTATCAAAAACGAACAAGCCGAAGCAGAAAAGGCCCTGAATAGCAATGAAAAGCTAATTTTCATGCGCGATAACAGACCTGATTTGTGGGAAGAGGCTAAGCGTTTAGATAACACGTTGATTAATTTGCCAGAGTATCAGGGAATATCTAAAGCTGAGCGCTTTAACGATGTTGCACGACTCATTGAAATGAAGCACGGCGAGGTTATTAAATCTTCACAAGAAACCACAAACGCTCAAACACCAAGAGCCGTGGTTAAGAAACAAACTGGGCCGAACAGCTTGTCAGATATGCCAAGCGGTAACTACCCAACGGAACGAGTCACCTTTGAAAACGCTGATGCGTCACAAACCCGTCAGATGACTAAAGGATTGACATCAGACCAAATCATGGCGCAGATCAATGCGTCCTAACTAACTTTTTTTAATACAGCGAAGCCACCCATTGAGGTGGTTTTTTTTCGCCTATAAAGGAGCAATATCATGGCAGCATCACAAATTGCATCAATCGCCAGCGGTAATAAAACCGTTGGTAATGTCGCGTATTCAGAGGCACTATTCATCGCCACTCAACGTAGACAAACTCTAATGAACGCACTATCAGGAGAATTACCTACTGATGCTAGTGCAAACGCTAATTTGCGTGGTCAAACTAAGGCTGAAATGCCTGTAGTTAAAGCTACCGACTTGCAAAAAGTAGCAGGGGATCGCTTGAAAGTTGATTTACTCAACGTGAAAGTGACAAAACCAACCATGGGTGATAACAACCTTGAAGGCCGTGGTGAGAAATTATCATTGACTAACATGGACGTGGACATCAACCAAGTGCGTTTTGCCTTTAACTCAGGCGGTAGCGCAACACAACAACGTACACCGCACGATTTGAAAAAATTAGCATTGAGCTCTACTTATAACTCAATGAATCACTATGAAGATCAAATCACGCAAGTACAGTTATCTGGTGCACGTGGCGCTCAAACTGGTGATGACTGGGCTGCAGTTCCGCTTCAATCTGATCCTGACTTTTCAGCAATTACTGTGAACCCAGTAAAAGCACCAACCTATAACCGACATTTTGTTGTAAGCAATGGCGGCATTATCCAGGGTGGTGAGCAATTGGGTTCAGTAGCAACTACTGATACATTCAAATTAAGCGTGATTGATGATTTAACACACCTTTACAGTGCTGTAGATCGTCCAATGACACGCATTCGTTTGGATGGTGACGCGGCAGCTGATGATGAGCCATTAGGCTTGTTGTTACTTGATCCATATGCTTTCAGTGCATTATTGAAAGATACTGCAACACAAAACATTCGTGACTTCCAAAAGTATGGCCAATTACGCCAAGCAATGAATGCAGGCAAATTGCCACCATTATTGCGTGGTGAAATCTACATCTGGAATAACATTCTTGTGAAAAAGATGACACGTTCAATCATGTTTAACCCAAGTGATACGACTCAAATCATTACAGCAGCAAATAAGGGTAGTCGTACTGAGTCTGCTCAAGTAGTAAATGGCTCATTGACTGCTGGCTACAAAGTTGTACGTTCATTGTTATTAGGTGGACAAGCATTGGTAGCAGCTTGGGGCGCTCGTAAAGAGTCTGGTTCTTTCTATCATGTGTCTGAGAAGTTACTTGACCACGGCAACCAATACGAAGCAGCTTTATCTGCTAGTGCTGGTAAAGCAAAAGTGTCATTTGACATCACAGCTAGTGATGGCACAACAGTTCCAACCGACTACGGTGTTGCAGTAATCGACAGCGTAATCAAACTTCCATTCTAACGATACTAGGGGGTAATTCCCCTAGCTAGTTTTAATCTTTAATTTTAGGAGTATTCATTATGAATAGCGCACCATCAGATTTACGCAGCAAGAAAACAAATAACGGTTGCTACGGCAATGCAGTTACTTATGAAAACGTGGCAACAGTAGGCGCATTTACTACGGCTGACACTGTTCAACCTCTATTAATCCCAGCAGGCACCAAGCTTACTGGCTTAGTGATCAGTGCTGATGACTTAGATACAGGCGCTGCAGCTGTAGGCAAGATCGGCTTTGTTTATGCAGATGGTTCAGCCGTATCAGTAGGCGGTACAACTGACTTTGCTAAATCATTCGGCGCAGCAGCTACTGCTGATAATGCATTTGGGGCTGGTATTTCATTCCAAGCTCAATTGCGTACACAGCCTTTCTTCCACCCATACTTTGTGGAAAAAGACTTAATCGTGACAATAACACCTACTACAAATGCAGCAGCATTCCAAGCAGGCAAGGTTAGCGCTCATGCATCAGGTATTTTGCAAGGCGTTAATTAATTAAAACTTAGTTTTAATGCAACCAATAGGGCGGGTAACACCGCCCTTTTTTATTGAGGTGAATATGAAAATAACTTATATCGGTAAAAAATCTGAGCAACCTGACATCGTTGGGCGTACAGGCATTATCTGGCAAAACGGTGAAACGCTTGAATATCCAGATAACAAAGTACGATTATTACTGCAATACGCTGATGTTTGGGCTGTAGCAGAAGGCGAAGACATAAGCAAAGGATTGCCAGCGACTGACATTGATGGTGAGATCGATCCAAATCTTACTACTGAGGATGATGCACCTTTTATCAATATGTCAACAGCTACCAAAGAACAATTGAATCAATACTCTATTGCACATTTTGGCCGTAAATTAAACCCACGTGACAGCATTGATACTATGCGTCAAAACGTATCTAAATTACAAGCTGGTGCAATCGTACTTTAAGGATTTTCCATGTCTACAATGCAAGCAGTGATCGATTTATCTAGGAAAGACCTGAATGACAACGCCAAGAAGCGTTATGCAGATAATGATTTGCTTCTGTTTTTAAATAACTACGTTCAAACCATGATCCAGCAACGGCCAGATTTATTCATTGGCAAGTTTTCTTCATTACCTGGCACGCTTGCATTGACAGACAACTACCCTTTTCCTGCAACTTTTGATCGGGCTGGTGCAGATTATGTCATTGGCCGAGCGCACATGATCAATACAGAAGCATCGTCAATAGAACGGGCGGGCCTATATCTATCACTTACAAGTAAAGAATCGGGGCGATAAATGCAGAACATAACTATTTGGTATGATGAAGTCTTACCAGACTTTGTGAACATGCAGCCTGAATTTGCATTGCATCATATCCGTTTGGCAGTGATTGATTTTTGCGAGGAAACATTATTATTACGCCAAGAAGTAGGGGCAACATATATCAATAATTCTACTTATGGTTTTATCTCAACACAGGATCGCACTGTAGTTGAAGTAATGCGCGTATATCTTAGCGGTAAAAAGCTAGACTCAACTGAAGAGGTAGTCCTATCTCAGCGCTATCCAACGGATTGGAGAAAAGTGCTAGGTACGACTAATGCATTCATTCAGCTATCACCAGATAACCTAGTATTAGTTCCTAATCCTAATGCAAATGTATCGTCCTTACTTGATATTACAGCAGCAGTAAAGCCAACACGTAGCATTGCACAAATCGATGATGTAATTACTGACAATTACTATGATGAGATCGTGCATGGGGCAAAAGCAAGGTTATTTGAAATACCTTCTAAGCCGTGGACTGATTCAAATCTAGCTGCATATCACAAAGCAAAATTTGCAGAAATGTGCAGCACCGTTAAAAGTGATGTGCTACGTGGCTTTGCACGTGGCTCTCGCCGCGTCCGTACTCATAATTCAATCTAGGACAAACCATGTCAGGATTTACCAATAATCAGTTCGCAGGAATGATCCCGATGGTTTCACCGCGCTTGCTGGATAATAACCATGCGCAGCTGGCCGTTAATGTTAATCTAACTTCTGGTGAGTTACGTCCACTGTATAGCCTTCTTAAAATCGGGAATCAATTGCTCTCACGTGCTGGGGTGAAGCTTAGCATGTACCGCTTTGGACAAGATGCAACTGATGATACTCAATACTGGTTTCACTGGGATAGCCTAGTTAATGTGGTTCGCGGGTTCAGCAACAATGAAACCCGTGAGCGCACCTATTACACTGGTGATGGCGTGCCTAAGATGGCTTACTCACCATTCTCTATTACTAGCGCACCTTATCCAAATGCATCATATAACTTAGGCATTCCAACGCCAACAATGAACCTTGGGCTTACTGCTTCTGATCAGCCTATTACATCAATTACCAAAAGCGGTACCACGGCCACGGTGATAGTGCCGGCGGCCCATGGGAAAGCAACGGGCGATAGCTTGACGATCACTGGGGCTTCTGACGCACTTTACAATGGACAGTTTAAAATCACTGTTCTTGATTCCTATTCATGGGCTTATACCATGACTGGTACGCCTGCAGCTAATGCAGCCGGTACCTTGGGTTATAACTGGGGCGGTATAGCTGAAAGTCGCGTATATGCAGTGACATTCAAAAGTTCATTAGGTGAAGAGGGTGCGCCAGCCGTTTCAAACATGATCAGCGTATATGCTGGACAGACAGTCTATGTGACAGATTTACCACCTACGCCATCAGGCAGCTATAACATCGTGACTAAGAGACTATATCGCACCGCTAGTGGTAGCACACAGTCAACACTGCGATATGTTTCTGAGGTAGATATTGCTATATCTACTTACACCGATAATATTGCAACTAGCAACCTTGCTGAAAACATACCATCACTCTATTACTTACCACCACCATCCGACTTGCTTGGCATTGTGCCATTCAGCAATGGGATGATCACAGGTATTTCGCCTGCTTCTAACACTGTTTGTATTTGTGAACCATTCCAGCCGCATGCGTGGCCAATTGCTTACCAGTACAGCTTTAACCGTAAGCCCGTGGCCCTTGGTACTTTTGGATCAACCATTGTGGTATTGACTGAAGGCATACCAGCTGTATTAACAGGTACTGATCCTAGCAGCATGAGCCAAAGTGATATTAAGTTTGGCCAGCCTTGTGTGTCACGCCGAAGTGTTGTAGAGCTAGCAGGCGGTGTCATGTGGGCCAGTGATGAAGGATTAGCCTTTGTTTCACCTAACGGTTTTGATGTCGCAACAAAAGCACGGTTTACTGAACGTGAGTGGAAAAAGTACAAGCCTTCTAGCATACAAGCGTATCGCTGGAAAAATCGTTATGTTGCATTCTATGACAATGGAACCAAGCAGGGCGGGTTTATATTCGATAGCCAAACAGGTGAGTTCAGCGAAATAGACTTCTATGCAACAGCTGGCTTTACTGATCCGCGTAATGGTGATTTGTATTTAGCGGTAGGTGATGATGTTTATAAGATGGATAACAACACTGCATCAAACCTCACCTATACATGGCGCAGCCGCGTATTTGTAGCGCCTAAGCCTATCAATATCGGTTATGGAAAGATTAAAGCCGAGACTTATAACAACCTAACGCTAAAGCTATATGCAGATGGCGTGCTGATTGATACATCTGCCATTACTGATGAGAACATCTTTAGTTTGCCATCTGGCTACTTGGCCACACAGTTTGAGTTTGAATTTACTGGTACAGACATAGTAAAAGGCTATGCATTTACTGAAACCGCTGTAGAAATTGAAAGCGTAGCAGAATGAGTGACATTAACAATCCGACTAAACTGCCATCAATTCCATCGCTTGAAGGCATTAATGATCCAGCTACGCGCACCATATTGGAAGCAATCAAAGAAATACTTGAAGTTCGTGAAGGTACTCGCCCAAAAGGACAAGGCTTGGATCGCTCAGTCACCTATCGTGACTTGTTTGATGCTGGCATTGTCAATCTTGTGGATAATGGAAATATTATAGAGAATACATCGCCAAACAATAGCACTATTGCACCGAATAGTGGTACTGGTAGCAGTGGAAGTAGTGGCAGTAGTGTTGTTACACCAACAACGCCAGTGATCGACTTAACACCACCAGCAAGCCCAACAGGATTTATAGTTACTGGTGCAATGTTCAATATTCTTCTTGAATGGAATGAAATTGCAACAGGTTACATGGAAATTTTCAGGGCAAACACCAATGACATAGGTATAGCTGTATCAATCGGAAAATCTACAGGCTTTGTCTATCCTGATTTTATCAATGAATCAAATGTCACCAAGTATTACTGGATCAGGCAGGTATCTAGTGCAGGAATAGCGGGAGATTATAATTCATTTGCTGGAACACCAGGTACTACTGCTGGTGATTCATCTTATTTTTTAAGCCTATTAAATAATCAATTAACTACTAACCAGCTTACTAATGCACTCAATAGCCGTATTAATCTTATTGATAATAGTGGTGCAGTCAATACTACGGTTGATGCTCGCATTGGTGCTGCGGTAGCTACTGAAACAACCGCTAGGAGTAATGCAGATACAGCCATTGCAAATACCGTAACAACACTATCATCAACAATTGGTGATAATACAACCGCGATAGCTACCGAGCAAACTACTCGCGCTAGCCAAACAGGTGCTTTATTTGCACAATATACCGTAAAAATTGATAGTAATGGCTATGTGTCAGGATTTGGTCTTGCTAGCACTTTAAATAATGCAACGCCATATAGTGAATTTGTGATTGTTGCTGATAAGTTTTCAATTGCACCAGTAGCATCTAACCCAAATTCAGCAGATGGATCGCCGTTCTATTATCTTACATCGCCTACAGTAGTAAATGGCGTGACCATTCCATCAGGCGCATATATGAAGGCGGCCTATATAGCCGATGCAACAATTACTAATGCAAAGATCGCAAACCTAGCAGTTGATACGGCAAAGATTGTAGATTTAGCAGTGAGCGATGCAAAGATTCAAAGCTTATCAGTAAGCAAGCTAATTGCTGGCACTATTTCTGCAAGTGAGTCAGTAACTGTAGGCAGCGGCCCCAATCGCGTTATTGTTGATGGTGTTGGTAACATTCGCATGGGTGCCACAGGATTTGGCACAGGTGATGGCCTATTCTTTGGCTCATATGGTGGTTACGCAACATTTTATGCAGGCAGCGCATCGGGTGAGTATGTTTCCTATAACGGCATAAACCTAAACATTAACACAGCACAATTCCAGATAATCAATGGTAATGCTACATTTAGCGGGGCATTATTTGCTGCAAGTGGTACTTTTGCTGGTGATTTGCAAGCTGCTGGCGGTACGTTTTCAGGGAATTTGCTGGCTGCAAATGGTACATTTTATGGTGATATAACGGGTTCTACTGGTGAATTTGCTGGTTCTTTGCGTGCTGGTGTTATAGATATTTCATCATTTGGTGGACGTACTGACATATATACAAGAGCTAATGTTCCATCTGGTCAAACAGTAATTACTGTTCCAGCACAAATGACTCGTATGAGATTAACTCTGATAGGCGGAGGTGGTGGCGGTGGTGCGACAGTTTATTCATACCATAACCCACAAGTTGGTAATGGTGGAGCAAATTCTACTGAGCAAAAGCAGACATTCACTGTAACACCAGGATCGACATTTATGCTTTATATTGGCGCTGCTGGCTTATCTGGTGGCTATCAATATGGAGCACCAGGTACAAGCGGTGGGAATACTGCAGTTTACAATAGGAATACTACTACTGGCGCTATTGGATCAGCATTATTAACTTCTGCTGGTGGTGCTTACGCTGGCGCTAACAATGCTAATTACAGCTATATACACCACTATCAAACTAACCCACTTAATAACACTACAACTCCAATCTATTACTACCATTTTTATTATATATCTGCGCCGGATGGCCCAACTGTTCGAGCAGGTAGTGGTGAGTTTTCTAAATATGGTGCTGGTGGAGTTATGAATTATTTTGCTTATCCAACACAACCAACTGGATATGGTGCTGGCGGTGCTGGCTCACAATCACTAAGTACATCTGGAAACCCTGATTATTACTATCCTGGAACAAATGGCGGTGAAGGTAGAGCAATAGTTGAATTTTATAACCCTAATTCAGTAGTGCTTCAAGCAAACTATGACGCGCTAAAAGTAACCTTGGGCAATCAGGGCTTGAATGTAACTGATACGGCGGCACCATAATATGTTTATTGTTAATGAAAAGTTTTGTGAAATTACTGATACGTTTGTAGACTTGGATCATCATTTTTGTGTAGTTGAAATATCCACTTGGACAACAGAATTAGATTTTGCTAACAAAGCAAATTCAGTTAAGTATCTTTATAGGCTAGATGTTGTTTGGGCAGAAGATACTCAAAATCTACTTAGCAGTTTAATCGGTGATACTTGGGAGCCTTATTCAAAAGAGCTAGCCGAGTCTATGCAAAAACCAATACTTCCATTCAATTTGATCGATGCAAAAAACAAAAAGTCCGATGAGATTGATAGCTGGCGATTTGTTGCACGGTATGTCAATGTATTTACCACTGTTAGTGGTGTTGAATATGAATGGCAAGCTGACACTAATAGCCAGCAATTGATCAGCAATTCAGTAGTGATGGCCATTAATGGCATTGCTAGTGCGCCACCAGTATGGCGTACGTTTGATAACATCGATGTGCTAGTCACCCTAGATGATCTTAAAACCATCGCTAACACAATGGTCGAGCAAACCCGCTTGGCTTATTACCACTCGTTTGAGTTAAAGGCAGCTGTAGATGCAGCCACTACGCAAGCAGAATTGGACGCAATAACATGGTAATTTACATTAAGAATTGGCTTAATTATCATATATTTACGAGAGTTTATTTATTTAAAATCTGGATATTATGTTTGATTGTTGCGCCAGTTTTAATGCTGGCCATGTTTATTCAGGTACTGCTTGGCTCAAAGGATCGGGCCATGGCTGTATTTTATGCATTCGATAGCTGCGGCAATGCATCGCTGGGCGGAACGCTTGGCCTGATGGTATCGCAAGAGGTAGGCAATGCACTGTTGCTAGGTAAGAAGTGGGCAATACCTGTTGCTTGGTCAATTGATCTAATTATGGGTAAAAACCATTGTCGAGAAAACGCTACAGTCAAGCCATGAAACAACAATTTTTCTGTAAGAATATTACAAAAAATAGGCCGCGAAATGCGGTCTTTTTTATTGTACTCTGTAGGTTAAAACTATGGTGATTCATCAACAACATCAAGGCTTTGTAGACTATGTAAATCATAGACTAAATGCTAACTTTAATCCTGATAATGTCAGGACAATCACGGATTTGAGTGAAGACGGAAAGATACAGGCCGTGATTGTTTTTTCTAGGCACTCTGGCAGCAACATCGAAGTTACATTTGCCATTGATCCAAAGTATCAAGTGACAAGGGCATTAATACGCGCCTTTATAAATTATGTGTTTGTGCAATTAGATTTAAAGCGCGTAACTGCTTTTATCAATGTAAGTAATACCAAGTCAATAGAGTTTGTTGAGCGCTTCGGCTTTGTACGTGAGTGTGATGGGCCGCTGAAAGACTGGTTTAAAGATGGGGATGCATATGTGTACGGATTATTTAGAGGTAACTGCAAATGGATAAAATAAATTTACTTTCACCACTATGGTGGATCAAGCAATTCACTTTCTTTTTTGATAGCGGTGGTGATGCACCTACGCCTGATCCTGCAATTGGTCTAGCTGCACTAAAAAATGCCAAGCTTGGCGAGGATGCATTTAACTTCTACAAGACAGAATATGAGGCGGCAAAGCCTGCTAATGCGGCCCAGCATGATCTTGCAATGAAGGTTCAGCAGCAGTTGCTAGATAGCTCTACGCAGAATGCAGCATACGCCAAAGAGTATCAAGACTACTGGAAGGGTACATTCCAACCACTTGAAAAGAACATTGTTGAAGATGCTAAGAACTGGGATAGCGCTGGAAGACGTGAGCAAGAGGCTGCAAAAGGTGTTTCAGATGTAAGGCAGGCATTCGATACGCAAAAGGCGATCACAGCACGCAACAATGAACGCATGGGTGTAAACCCGAATAGCGGAAATGCAGCGGCAATGAATCAACAAAATGATGTGAGTGAGGCCGTTGCTAGTGCTAGTGCAGCTAATGCTGGGCGCACTAAGGCAGAACTAACAGGCCATGCAATGGAAATGGACGCGGCAAGTCTTGGACGTAACTTACCTTCTAATCAGGTTGCAAGTGCCAATGTTGCGAATAGTGCAGGTTTAAATGCTGTAGGCGTTGGCAGTAATGACCTAGCCAATGGACGTGCTGGACTTGCCACCATGGGTGCAGGTTATAACGCTGCAATGGCTGGTAATACTAGCCAAGCAAATATTCTCAATAATCAATACCAAAATCAGCTTGCAGGCTATAAAGCACAGCAAGATGCAAACTCTGCAATGTGGGGCGGTATCGGTAGCTTAGCTGGTGTTGCTATCGGCATGTATGCAGATGGTGGCGAAGTTGATGCTTCTAAGATTGGCGAAGTAGTGCCATTAGAAAAAGGCAATATTGATCTTGCAAAACGTCCTTTAGTTAAAAATAAGGATGGATCAATTAGCACTGTTCGCAGTATCGGCGTGAACATTGATGGAATTGAAATGCTATTACCTACTGTAAGTGATGATGGCCGAATCATGAGTGATGATGAAGCAGTCGCTACTTATAAAAAAACAGGCAAGCACTTGGGAAAATTCAAATCGCCAGAAGACTCTGATCGATACGGTGAGGCACTTCATGTACAGCAACAAAAATTCTATGGGCTAAAGAATGGTGGTGCAGTTGATCCATCTAAATATGGCTTGAGTGAAATGGATGAAGAGGCCGCAGAAGGAGACACCATTGATGATGAAACTAGCGAAGTATTCAGTGGATCAGGTGGTGTAAAGGGTGCGGGTACTGCGACAAGCGATTCAATCCCTGCAAGGTTAAGTGATGGCGAATTTGTATTGAATGAAGGCGCTGTAAAGATGATCGGATTAGATGCTTTAGATGCGATCAATAAGCGCGGCCTTAAATTCAGAACTGAAGGAGTAAGAAAAAATGGGAATTAATTTAGGCGGATTTGCAGGCGGTCTAGCCAAAGGTTATGAATTTGGTTCAGCAATTAAGGACAAGCGTGAGAAAAAGAGTAAAGAGGATCAAATCCTTGAAGCTTCTAAAAATGCAATCAAGGCATTTGATGATCAGAACATGCCAAGCCAAAATGCAAGTATTACCAAGCCACAAAATGCATTTGACATGGCAGGACTACAAACTATTAATTCATTGCCTACATTAGATGAAAATACCCAGCCGACAGCGAATGCAGGCGATATAAATACGCAGCCAGAACAAAATGCTGACTTTCAAAATAAAGACAGATTGCAAGCGCAAGTGTTTAAAGATGGCGGCATGGTGCGTAAATATGCTGAAGGTGGCCTTGCAAGCTTAGACCCAACAGCGCAGCAGCCTACACAGCAGCCAGCACAACAAAGCCAGCCATTAGCCTTTGATCCTAACTCATCCGTGAATCAGGTAAATCAGTCTGTGCAGCAGCCAGCACAGCAAGCTGGCCAACAAGGTGCACAAGTAGCACCGCCAGTGAATAAGCAGGCGCTATTTGCCAAGCGAACTATTGCAGGCATTGATGCTGCACGCGATAAGGCATTAGAACTTGGTGATTTTAATACTGCATTAAGTATGCAAAAGCAAGGCTTCGAGGTGCGCGGACAATTGTTTAAGGATGGACTGGCCACGGCCCAACGTCAATTTGATGTATCTGGCAAGCTAGATGGCTTCATTAACATTTATAACGATGCAATAGGCGATGGTGGCACAGTTAAAGGCTACAAGCAAAATCCAGATGGTAGTTATGCAATTGAACTAGATGACGGTACCGGAAATTCAACACAACGCCAATTTACACCAGACCAAATCAAGCAATTGGTTTACTCATATCAAGACCCAGCTGCACGCTGGAAAGCTGAAATGGCTTCACTGCAAAAACTGGCCGAGCAAACTAATGAATCTAATTTGAAAATAAAAGAAGAGAAGGCCAAGCCTAGAACACTTAATCAAGGCGAAGTATTAGTTGATGGTGATGGTAAGCAGTTGGCCAACAACCCAGCTGCGCCAAAATCTTTGAGTGAAATTGAGTTTTACCAGAAAGACCCTGAAGGCTACAAAAAATGGAAGGCATCAGGCCGTGAAGGGCGTGCGCCTACTGAGTATGAGCAATGGCAGCGCGATCCAAAAGGATTTGCAAAATTCAAGAGTGAAATCAAAGGCGATGGCGGCGGCGGTGATGGCTTGGGAAAAGAGTTACCACCCAATGAGCAGCAAGAGTCAGTATCTGTGGCCAGTGCACGTAGATTCATTGCCAGCGCTGGAACCCCTGATGAAATTCGTGAAAAAGTTAAACCTAAAATCTATGACAGCTATGGAGCTGCCACCGATAACCCTAAATTTGATCCGCGCCTAGCTGAGCAATACAAATTATCCATGCAGCCAGACCCGCAGCATGTGCGCATTTATGGCACTGACCCGTATCTTGAGCGCTATACCAAGGGCTTACCAAAATACAAAGAGACACCATTGCCACCACCACAAGTGAGGCAGGTAGATAAAACTTATGAATTACCTAACGGTACATTCGTGAAATGGGATGGTAAAGGCTTAAAACCTGTAAATAAAGGCGATAAATAATGGATGATGCAAAAGGGTTAGATGAGAATGGGTATATTGCTGATCCATATGCCAATGTAAAAGGTAGTGCAGGCCGCGCAAGTGTTTTTAGCGATGGCCATGCTGAATTATCAAAGAAAGTTAAGCAGGACAAAGTTGCTGAAATCAAAGCCAGTAATCAAGCCAAGGCTGATAAACCTGTTCAAGCAGCTGAACCTATCAAGGATGATGGCTTAGGCATTTATAGCCTATCTAATCTGGATAAAGTGTTTGGCTTACCTGATGCAAGCCAAGTTTCTTATAAGCCTGGTGTTCATCAAGCTACCGCTGATGAGCAAAGTCGCATTGATGAAGCCGGTTTAAAAGACTATAGCAATGTAACCGCTGCGCATGGTGCTTTAGGTACCGAGATTAGTACGCCTATTTCAGATGCAGAAACACAGACATTGAATGATGCAATGTCACGCACCAATGATCCAGCTGCAAAAGCCTTGATCAGTGAGCAGCTTAAACGGCCTAAAAATGTACGTGGTAAACCGTCATTGGGCCTTAGTGATTTGTCTACGATGGCACGCAACTTTGAGCCAAGTGCAATGGATAGCAATCCAGACAGCATAGGCAATGACAATCAGGCTGCAGATGGTACATTTGGCAATGCAGTAATAGGATTAGGTCAGGCTACTAGCCAAGGCATGGACGCTGCACGTCAAGGCGTTAGAAGCCAATTCGCTGATATTATCGGCAGCGATGATATGAAGGCAGATGCTAAGCGCAAATACCAACAAATTCAGGGCGACATCGAGCGCTCAACCCCTCAGTTTGATAGCCCGTTATTTAACTCAGCGTATAGCGGCCTTTCAAGCTTTATGCAAAATGCACCTGCATTGGCCGCTGGTGTTGCTACGGGCAGCGCTATTCCCGCCTTAGCTGCAGCAGGGGTGCAAACTGAGGCACAAGCTTATGCCAAGTACCGCGAGCGCGGTGCAACAGGCGTAGAGGCTGCTATTGGCGCATTAGGCGAGGGCAGCTTAGAGGTGCTTACCGAGTTTATGCCAATGAGTGCCGTGGTTGAAAAATTCGGCAAGGTTAAAACACTCGACCTGTTAAAAGACTTCTTCAAAAAAGAAGTAGCAGGCGAAGAGGTGGCAACACTCTCACAAGATGCAGTCGATACCGCGATAGCTAATCCAGATAAAACATGGGGTGACTACCTACGCGAGCGCCCACAAGCTGCATTTGATACCTTGATTGCTACTGTGATTATGGCTGGTGCCGTATCAGGCGCAAGCCATGTGGCCAGAAAATTCAAAAATGAAACCTATCTACCAGACCCATACGAGACAGCAGATAAAGCAAAAGATGATGCGATCAACAAATGGAATACTGAAGGCTTAGCACCAAGCACAGCCAAAAAGCCTAAATTAAGCCGTTCAGACTTAGTTGATATGATCATGGCCCCGCATGATGAAGAGGCACGGGCAAGGGCAGAACAAAAGCATGAAGAGATTGCTAACTTTAACGAAACTAATCCGTCACCAATTGGCGACACCGCATCAAATAATGATATGGATGCTGAGATTATTGCAGAAATGCAGGCTAAATATCCTGATCTTGCTTTTCCAGACGTTAGCACACAGGAGCAACCCAATGTCAGCAGTCAAAATGAATCAGCCGCTAGCCAAGAACCTACAGGAAATGGTAGACCTGTTATTAATCCCGCAGCGGGAAGCACAGGAGCTGAATTTTCTGGCAACCAACCAACCATGGGAACCAGTGCCGATGATTTACGAGCCAATGATACAAGCGATACTACTGTATCAACTCGATCTGACAATTCACTGATTGATCTATTGCCGCCTGATGAAATGTCACGTGCGCAAGATGTGGTTTCACAAGATGGCTTAATACTCCAAAACCGTGACCGATCCAGTCCATCTAGCATCAACCAAATGCAGGCTATTGCTTCTAATCCTGACTTCTTACGCGCTGGCATTAGCAACGACATGCAAACAGGTGCGCCGATTGTTTTCGGAAATGATAATGCGCTGCCAAGTAATATTGCAGTAGGCGACAAAGATGTGACGGTAGATGGTAAAGGCAATCGCTACGATACCCAGTATGCAGTAGTTGATGCAAATGACTTGATCACTTCACACAATGTTAGTGGAATACCCAATGACAGCTATCAATCAGGGGCCGGCGGTAAAATGCGTGTAATCGCTGGCAATGGACGTGCCGCTGGTATTGCACGCGGGTATGAGCAACAGACAGCCGAACAATACAAAGCCGATCTAATCCAGAAGGCAAACAAAGTCGGGATTGATCCAGCTGCAGTAGAGTCATTCAAAAACCCAGTATTAGTTCGAGTCATGAATGAGCAGCACATTACCAATGACATTGGTGATTTGAGCAATATTTCACAAACAGCACAGCTAAGCCCAGTTGAGCAGGCAAAGAATGATGCGCAGCGCTTAAACATTGATAGCATTGAGCATGATGAATCAGGTGATTTGTCAGTTGAATCCATTAAGCGCTGGATCGCATCATTACCAGATACCGAGAAAACAGGGTTATCCAGCAATGGCCAGATAAGCAGGCAAGCAATTGATCGCATACATGCGGCCATATTTTATAAGGCATATGGCAGTGATGAGCTGGTAAGGCTTTATTCTGAGGCTACCGATGAGGAAGCCAAGAACGTGATCAATGCACTTGGCGTGGCTGCACCCTTAATGATTAAGCTTGAGGGTAAAGACGATATGGATATACGCGGCGCAGCAGTTGAGGCCGCTGGTATCATTATCAATGCAAAGCGCAGTGGTAAGCCTATTGGTGAATACTTGGCCAATGTTGATGCTTTAACTAGCGATGAAGCCGTTGCGATTGCTGAGTTTTTTGCTGCAAATATGCGTGCTAAAAACAAACTTGCCGAAGCGTTTAAAAGCTGGACTGATTTTGTTGTAAAACAATCTGAACTAGCTGATACTAACAAACTTCAAGGCGCTATGTTTGGTGAAGTGCCAGTAAAAAGCAGAAAGCAACTTTTTGAGGAAATAAAGAATGCAAAGAAATCCGAACAAGGGCAACAACAACCCAATAGTAGCGGGAATGCTGAGAACAATGCTTCTGGACAAGCAGCCGTTGAGCGAGCAGCAGATTCAGGAAGCGCAGAAAATTCTGAGCAAACAGAAAACCGCGAATCACCCAGACAAGAAGTAGCACCCACACTTGATTTAGTTGGCCAAACAAATGCTGAGATTAACTCAGGCATTGAAGCTACTAAAAAAACAGCCAAGCAAAAAATCGAGCAACTAAAGGCCGAGCGTGCCGCTAAGATTGAAGCCGAGCGTAAACAGCGCCAAGAATTAGCAGCGGCAGGCTTTGAACTTTCCCCCCAAGCTAAAACCCAAGAAGAGACACAGAAAGCAGTAGAAAAGCAGATTGATGCTCAATATGCAGGGCAGGGTGATTTGTTGTCTGATCCTGCACCAGAAGAGACAGAGCCACCAAAAAATGATGAAGCTACTAAAAAGGCTAAATCTGACCTTGATGATGCGCTTGGTGATTTGGGTGAAATTTTTGGCAGAGGCTTTCGCAGCAACATCACGCCAGAGCAAGAGCAAAAGCTAATCCAAGTATTAACACGCCTGTTTGATGCAGCATTCAGACTTGGGTATCATGAGTTTAAAGCTGCAGCTAAGTTTGTGCTTGATACAATCCGCGCTAAAATTGGCGATGATGTAGCGGATAGCGTGAGCATTGATCACTTGCAAGGCAGCTATATTGGCATGGCTGGCAAGTATGGCGATAAGGCCAGTAAAAAACGTGATGTAGTCAGTGTTGAGTCACTTGATGAATTAAAGGATAGCAAAAATGTCACTAACGAGCGTAGCAGCACCAATCTGGAACCAGATAGCAAAAACGCAGCGCCTGCAAACAGACTGGGCAAAACAAGCATTCAAAATGAATCAGGATCAAATGGCCGAGTACGAGAATCAAGCATACAAGAGTCTGATCAAGAAAGTGGATCACCAAGTAGCGGAGAGTTACTTGGATTTGAAACCCCTACTGCTAGAGAACGTAGCAATATCGAAGTTTACACAGGATCACCCACAGTGGAAGTCGGCACTGCTGGAAATAGTGTCGATCAGCGAGGCGGTGATAGTGGCATCACAGGAGCGCCCATTGAACCAAACGCAGCAACAGCAATTGACGAGCTTGCTCAAGGCGGATTATTCCCAACAATAAGCAAAATTGAGCAAATCAAGGCCGACAAGGTAAAACAAGAGCATTCCCTAGAAAATGTTCGCGCTACATTACCAATTCTAAAAGCTGGCCAGCAAGAAGATGTATTCAAAACTGAGGAACGATTTAGCCAGCCAGAAGGCTACGGCATGTTGTTTACTAACGGTACCGGTACCGGTAAGACCTTCACCGGCTTAGGCGTTATTAAGCGCTTTGCCAATGCTGGCAAAGAAAATACCCTGATTGTAGCGCCTAACGATAAGATCATTGAAGACTGGCAAAACACAGGCAAGTTGCTTGGCCTAAAAATCAATCGCCTAGATTCAACTACTGACGCAGGCAGTGGCATCACCATCACTACCTATGCCAACATGGGCAGCAATAAAACACTGGCAGATCGTAACTGGGATTTAATCGTACATGATGAGGCCCACTATCTTGCCATGGATAAGAACGGTACCAACACCAATGCATTAAAGACATTGCGTGCTATTACTAATCACCCACAAGGCATGGCCACACGTCATGAAATGCTCTATCGTGATGACATTGCTAAGCTAAAATTAATTCAAGAACAGCTTGAAGAAACGATTGAACTTGGTAAAAGCCAATCACTCACTGATAAACAAGCAGCTGATAACGATGCTTTGAATGACAAGCTTACTGATGAGCTAGACAAGGCTATTGCCTTAAATCGTGAAACCAATGAGAAGGTTCGCGCACAGGTTAAAGAATCACAAGGGGCAGCACGTACTCGCACATTGTTTCTATCTGCAACACCATTCGCTTATGAAAAAACGGTTGACTGGGCGAACGGCTATCTATTCGACTACAACGAGGGCCAAGCAAATGATGGCTCAAGTGGTACCGCTGGCCGTGGCTACAATTCAGGCAGTAACCTAGACCGATTCATGATGCAGCATTTTGGTTACAGAATGCGCTATAACAAATTGACTGAGCCAGATGCTAAGGTAGATCGCGGCCTAATGCAGCGCCAATTCAATACTTGGCTGAAAAAGAACGGTGTTTTATCTAGCCGTATGCTCGATGTCGATGCTGATTATGACCGTAAATTCGTATTGATTGACTCAGCCATCGGTACCCGTATTGATCAGGCATTGCAATGGTTCGAGCTGCAAAGAAAAGCCACCGAAGACAAGAAGCGTACAGCTGCTATCTATGCAGTGCAAAAGTTACTCAGTGATAAGTTTGACTATCTTTCACGCAGGTATTTGCTAGAGGCAATCAAAGCCAAGGCAGTAGTTGCGCACGTTAAAGAGCATATGGCGCTTGGCCGTAAGGTTGTGGTATTCCACGACTATAAAAAGGGCGGTGGCTTTAACCCATTTAATATGGGCTATGTAACTGAAGGCCAGACAGATAGCGATGCAGATGATGTCAATCAGGTAATTGATGAGTTTAAATCTGATTTTAGCGACCTTGTAAATTCACCAGAATTTAGATCATCTTCACCGATCACTACTTTCCAGACTGAATTCCCTAACGTGCTGCTATTCAATGGTGATGTACCAAGCAAGGTGCGCCGTGAGAACGTTGCTAAATTCAACAATGACAATACTGGTGCGCAAGTCATTTTGGTGCAATCAGCTGCAGGTAAAGAGGGTATCAGCCTGCACGACACTACGGGCAAGCATCAGCGCGTATTGTTTAATCTTGGCCAGCCGACACAGCCAACCACATCAATCCAGCAAGAAGGCCGTATTTATCGTACTGGCCAAGTCACTGATGCAATTTTCCGTTACTTAAATACCGGTACAAACTGGGAGCGCTGGGCCTTTGCAACAACCATTGCGCAGCGTGCTAGTGCAGCTGAAAACTTGGCCATGGGTGAGCAAGCTCGCGCACTCAAGGATGCATTTATTACAGGCTTTGAAGAGTCTGGCGATTATCGTGCAGGCATGGAAGGCGAAGGCAAAGGCGGTAAAGAGCGTGATCGCGCAGCCAATGAAGCCTTGACCGAGTTTGATCGTGCAAAAGCATTCTATTACGGTACCCAAAAGAAAACAGCCAAAACAAAAGCACAGGAAGGCAATGACTACTTCGCCACACCAGAACCAGTAGGCTTGAAGATGGTGCAATTTGCTGACATTCGTGCTGGTGAAAAATCATTAGAGCCAAGCGCTGGCCATGGTGCGATTGCACGCTGGCTGCCTGAAAACTCAGAGAGAACAGCTATTGAGCCAAGCATGGCGCTACGCCCTAGACTGGCCATGGTGTATGGCGGAAATATTCTTGGCCATGACTTTGAAGACCTAAACATCATTAATAAGTACGATGCTATTGTGATGAATCCGCCTTTTGGTTCAGCTGGTAGAACTGCAGTGGATCACGTAGCAAAAGCTGCACGCCACTTGAATGACGGTGGCCGCATTGTTGCATTGATCCCAGTGGGCGCTACTGATCAGAAGTTTGATAAGTGGTTTTACGAAGAGTCTGAGCGCGATGTAAAGCCGTTAGTTGATGATCCAACATTAGGCAAGCTATATAAGGGTGACACTATCGAGTCACGTCTATCTTGGGCTGCTACGGGCAAGCTGATTAGAGCATCCAATGATATGTTATTGGTAAAGATTGAAGGCACGAATGGCGAAGTTGGTGTTAATCCTACATCAGTAACTAACGTAAAGGCTACTGGCAAGCGTAAAGAAACCTACCGCCCAGCTGACGGGCTCTATTTGGCCGCTGACATTAAGTTGCCAAGCGTGACATTTGAGCGTGCAGGTACCGCAGTTAATACACGCATTGTTGTCATCGAGAAAGCAAGCGCAGAAAATGCACCTCAGCAAGTAAAGCGAGACTATACAGGCATTAGCGACATCAATGACCTATTTGATCGCATTGAAGACCTTGAGCTCAAGCCACGTGCCAAGCCATTAACTGATGATCAATTGCCAGCTACTGCAGAAACAAAATCAGAATCTACCCGACAAAAGGACATCGAGGCGCGTGAGCGTGATGCTAAGGCCGCTGAGTCTGGCGCGATTGCTAAATCTGGCCAGAATGTTACCTTTGAAATTAAAGGCGACAAACTCATCACTAATGCGCCAGCTGAGAAAGTGACTACCAATAAAGGTAAAGAGCTCGAAGGCGTATTTATTACTGATCCATCAATATCAATTGCTAATGCAAGAGAGGCAGATCGCTTCGCCTATTATCCAAAAGGTAAAGCAGCTGGCATATTTGTAAGGCTTCGGAATGTTGAGCGCCCTGGTGATGAAGAGGTTTCATTTAGCCGTAGTCCTATGAAATCAGTGGATGCTAACGTGACGCATGGTGAGAAATCCATGAATCAAGCCTTGATAACTAAGGCTGATGTAAAACGTGCCATGTATCACAATGAACTTGGCTGGATTGATTTTGTATGGGGTGATGAATTTAAAGGTATTCAACATATTATTAAACAGCGTATGGCTAAAGATGGCATGTCTGTGAATGATATTTACAAGCTACTAACCAAAGACCTTATTGATACGATTGCAAGTGGTAAGGTGATTAGACAAAGCCAAATAAACAATAACCAGCAAATAGTAGTTGCCAAAGGTGATTATGAGGCTATTTTAGTTAAGAACAAGGGAAATAATGGGTGGTTACTGACTGGATGGAAATTAAAGCAATCCGATGCAATTAAGGCGGGGAATGACACCAAAAAAGCTACGCAACTTAGAGCTGACTCTACCGACAGTAAGTTGGGCGCGGAAGCTGTAAAAGAATTATCAACCATTGCCAGTGAAAATGTCAATCCATTATTCAGTCGTGCACCTATTTTCTACAGTGCATTAACACGTGCAGTGGATGGCGTTAAATTGAATAAAGCGCCTGCCGATGCATGGAAAAACCTGATCAAAAACCTTACGCAAAAAGGCGTGAAGCAGGACGAAATTGAATGGTCTGGCGTTAGTGATTGGCTCGATTTACAACAAGGCCAAGTGACTAAGGCGCAAGTATTAGACTACCTCAATAATAACGGCGTACAGGTTGATGAAACCATTTTAGGCGATGCATTATTCAATGCTGAAACATACAGCCCGAAAGACTTTGATTCAATGCCTACTGACCTACAAGATTTAGTCATGCAGGTAGATGATGGTGAAATTGATGAGGATCAGTTTGTCGAAGAGGCGGAAAGCTTAGGCTATAAAGTAAATCTCGACATGGGTGGCTCAGTTAGTACCATTACCAAGGGTGAAAATAAGTATAAGCCAACAAAATACAAAGACTATACCGTGGCTGGTGGCAATAACTACAAAGAGTTGTTGCTGACTTTACCAGAAAGGCACGAGCCAGTATTGACCTATCAAGTTATTGGTTATCAGCCAAAGGATGGATTTAAAACACGCGAAGAGGCTCAGCAGTATATTGATGAAAGCTTACAAGCGACTGAAACAATGAAACAAAGAGCAATTGAGCTTAATGATGAAATTCTAATTAAAGCGTTTGAAAGATTTGCTGACGATCAGAATAGATTTCCTTTAAGTATTAATCAATATGAAGCAAAAGAATCACGAGATAGCAACAATGATTATACTTCTGGACACTTCACACAAAAAAACATCTTAGCCCATGTTCGCTTTGACGAGCGCACTGATGCAGAAGGCAACAAGGTGCTATTCATAAACGAGATTCAATCGGACTGGGGCCAAGCAGGTAAGAAAACAGGGTTTAATACAAACCCTAAAGCTAAAGCCCGTTATGATGAATTACGCAAAAAATGGCTTAATAACTCGTTAAGTGAATTAGAAGGTGTTGAGTTTGATCAGCTGAGTGAGCAAGGGGCAAGAAGAATAGGTGATATTCCAACAGCACCATTTGTTACCAAAACTGATGCTTGGGTATCGCTGGCCATGAAACGCATGATCCGCTATGCAGCTGAAAACGGCTTCGATAAGGTTGCTTTAATCAATGGCCAGCAAGCAGCTGACTTATATGATTTGAGTAAGCAAGTTGATAAAATAAAATGGACTATCACAAACCCTGCAAGGCTTAACAATGGGGTAAATGTTTATGATTTGAACCCAATTGCTAATGGCGTTGGAATGCAAGCGCAAGATGAAAGATTTTCAAACATTCCAGAAAACAAACTTGAGGATATTGTAGGAAAAGACGTTGCCAAAAAAATCATTGAATCAAGTACAAATTCAAGAGTTGGAACCATTGAAGCAGATGATTTAAAGGTAGGCGGTGAAGGCATGCGCGTATTCTATGATCAGATCGTGCCTAAAGTAGCCAAGGACGTGCTTAAAAAACTTGGTGGCGGAAAGGTTGAGCTGCAAGATGTTGACAGTGGAAAACTACTTGAAGATGCTGATGGAAATTCATCTTTAATTGGATTGGTTCAAAATACAATTACTATCACGCCTGAAATGCGTGATCAAGTCATGCAAGGCTTGCCACTTTTCAGCCGTAATGATCCGTTCTTTTCGCTTGGTACCGGTACAAAACTACAGCTTACAAAGTCAAAATCCCAATTTGGTGCTAAAGTATTAAACAAAGCATTGGTTAAATATTTTGATAGTAATTGGAGTGATAGTTTTGAATCGGTTGACGTGCCTGACACCCTTCTTGAATACAAACAAGAAATTAAAGCTGCCTTTGGAAAAGAGCTCCGATATGTTAGCCCAACCAAGCCAGACTTCGACATCTTTGCCGGTGTCCAGCTGCGAAACAGCCCCAGTGCAATCTACGTCAACGCAAGAGCCGAAACAAACCTAACTACTATTGCTGGGCATGAGCTTTATCACTCATTAGAACGTACACGCCCTGACTTACATGAATGGTTCAAAGAGCAAGCCGAGCAATATATTCAAAACTTCGGCGCTTATCACGAAAATCTAAACAAAAAGCTTAAAGATGGCGAGAAGCCATACAAGACTGAAACTGCATTAAGTGAGCTATTAGCTGACTTTACTGGCGATGCATTGAGTGATACTAAGTTCTTGCAAGAACTGGCCAATGCAGACGGTAATAAATTCAAAGGTCTTTTGAATGCAACCATCAGATTTTTAAATCAAGCTATCACCAAGCTGCAAAACTTAGGTTCATCCCGCTACATTTCAGATGTTGAAGCGCTGAGAAATTCACTAAGAAAGGCGCTAGTAGCCTTCTCAAATGGGGAACAAATATCAAGTGATAACGGATCGGATGTAGCGTTCAATCGTAACAATGACGTAAATATTTTAGTCACTGCATGGCAAAAGCTAGCTAGCAATCGTCGCTTATTCCAACTCATAAAATCAGATAGCAAGGACATGAATCAAGTCTTTGATGATATTGCCGCTGGATTGGTTGAGATTGAAACAGAGAGTGCAGATAAGGGTGCAATTGAGCAATGGAAAGTTTACCCGATTGATTCTGGTG